TTATTTTACGTTTGGAGCCACCATATTCTCAGGACGCACCACTTGATCAAACTGTTCTGCAGTCACCAATCCGAGTTCGACTGCGACCTGTTTTAAGGTTTTACCTTCTTTATAGGCGGTCTTGGCCACTTTAGCTGCATTCTCATAACCAATCACTGGATTTAATGCAGTGACCAGCATTAATGAATCATGCAGGAAGTGCTCAATCTTGTCACGGTTAGGTTCGATTCCGACTGCACAGTTATCGTTAAAGCTGTTACATGCATCGCCAAGCAGTTGGATAGACTGCAACAGATTATAAGCAATCACTGGCATAAAGACATTCAGCTCAAAATTCCCTGATGCACCGGCCACATTAATCGTCGTGTCATTCCCTAAGACTTGGGCAACTACCATGGTCATGGCTTCACTTTGAGTTGGGTTCACCTTACCCGGCATAATACTTGAACCCGGTTCATTTTCAGGAATACGTAATTCGCCAAAACCACAACGTGGTCCACTCGCCAACCAGCGAATATCATTGGCAATTTTATTCAGGCTGACCGCTAAGGTCTTTAAAGCACCTGAAGCAAATACTGCTGCATCACGGCCCGCTAAAGCTTCGAACTTGTTAGGAGCGGTGACAAAAGGCAAACCTGTTAATTCCGCTAGAGTATCCGCGGCTTTAACGGCGTAATCTGGATGGGCATTGAGGCCTGTACCGACGGCGGTTCCACCTAATGGCAATTCATATAAACCTTGTAAAGCCTGATACAGACGAATCAAGGCATGATCCAGTTGAGAGACATATCCACTGAATTCCTGCCCCAAAGTTAAAGGTGTGGCATCCTGAAGATGGGTACGACCAATTTTTACAATCTCAGCAAATTCCTGAGATTTAGTATGCAAGGTATCACGTAAACGTGTCACTGCCGGTATTAACAATTCATTGATCTGTAAGCTAGCTGCTACATGAATCGCAGTCGGAAAAGAGTCATTGGTCGATTGAGCGCGGTTGACATGATCATTTGGATGCACAGGCTTTTGTGCACCTAAAGGATTACCCAGTTTCTGGTTAGCAATATTGGCAATAACCTCATTGCAGTTCATGTTACTTTGCGTGCCCGAACCGGTTTGCCATACAACTAGCGGGAACTGATTATCCCATTGACCGTTAATCACTTCATCCGCAGCACCGATGATATAGGTCGCTAACTCATGAGGAATCTGGTTTAACTCGGCATTGGTGATCGCAGCTGCTTTCTTGACCAAGCCCATGGCACGAATCATGGCACGCGGCAGATGCTCATTGCCAATCTTGAAGTTCTGTAGACTACGCTGAGTTTGTGCGCCCCAAAGTGCTTCACTCGGTACAGCGACTTCTCCCATCGTGTCATGTTCAATACGTGTTTGCATGCTCAACCTCAATTGTTATTCCATGTTTTACTCATTTAGACAGCAGCTTCAATGCTGTACTCCATTCATTCATCTTAATGAGTTTGATTAATTTTGCAAATGATAATTATTATCAATAATTAGCTTATAGGATTTTAAATCACTGCCCTCTTAACGTATTCTGATAGAACAACCATTCATCCTCTAACATTTTCCTCAAGGTATAGCGTGGTTGCCAATGTAATAACTGTTGGGCCTTATCCGTATTAGCACCCAGCTGATCCATTTCAGCATGTGGATATGGCAAAGCATCTACTGTAGGAACAGCAGATTGGGTGACTTCTGCAACCTGATCCAGTAAAGTCTGCATTGAGATTAACTCTCCAGCAATATTAAAGGCTTCGCAAGTCCATTGTTGCTGTTGAGAGAGCCAATGTAGCGACTTGAATACCGCATCACAGACATCCATTACATGTAAAAAGCTGCGTTCTACCGTATAGTCTTCGGTCTTGGCCTGACGGCGCAATTCCAGATATTCACGCTGCTTCGCACCCACCTGCATAGCCAGAGGCACAATATTCTTTGGTAAAGGTGGCACCCATTCACCTAAAATGCCATTTTCAAAAGCACCCGCGACATTGGAAAGACGTAACATCGCAATACGCCATTCATTATCTGTCTTGGCAGTATCCCGGATGATTTCTTCCACCATCTGCTGTGATTTAATATAAGGGTTTGGATAAGTGTAATTGAAAGCCTGATCTTCTTTTAAATCCGTTCCGGAATGGCCATATACAGCCAATGAAGATAAATGCACCAGATTTCGCACTCCGGTACGCTGCATGGCACGCATCAGGCTCATGATGCAACTGACATTATCATTATAGTATTCAAGTGGTTTTAAAACTGATTCTTCCAATGATTTAAAGCTTGCCGTATGAATGACAGCCTGTACCGAATTCTGTTCAAAAACTTTATTTAATGCTGGAGTGTTACGGATATCAATTTTGACAAAAGGCACATAGCGGCCGGAAATAAATTCAAGGCGTTCTAAGGTCTGTAGACTGGCATTGGCCAGATTATCGACCACAATGACCTCTAGTCCTTGTGCCATCAGACTTAAAGCAATATGTGAGCCTAAAAAGCCTAAACCACCCGTCACTAAAATCATTGTTTATTAACTCCGCTTTAGAATCAGTATCTTAAATTGATATGGTGTTTATTTGGTGCTTTCTCCGACTTATCCACAGGATCAAAAACGCAAAAACCGACCCAAAATTTCTTCTGAGCCGGCTAATCTGCTCAATAAGTATATTTTATTTTACAGGTCGAACAAAAGTTGATTGTTATGTAATGTATGGAATTCATGACAATGAATTAAGCCCTCACTTGAAGGGCTTTCTTAACTAAAAAATAGCTTTTTTAAGTAGGTTAAATGCAGCCTTGGCCGCATTAATAAATCGAAGAATAATTGGAATCCAATAATCAAGATTCGTGAATACCTCTATAATTTCTTTCTTAGCATACTCAATTACCCAGTCCCGTTTTTCTTCACCAGATAAAGTGCTGTTTTTCAGCTGCATCCATATACTTTGCAATCTGGCTTAGAATTGGGCCGCCTGATTCAGCTACTTCTAAGGTTGATTTTGATACTTGTTCAATTGTTAATGTTGTCATTATTTAAGTCCTTTCTCATATTCAATTAGGACTTTAGCCACAGCTTTTGCTGCGATCCAATAACGTGCTTGGTATGCTGCAAGCTCAGCTTCGTTTGAGATAAAACCAAGTTCTACAATCAGACCACCGGCATTCACGTATGCCAAGCGGCCACGTGCTGACTTAGATTGGTCAATCCAGCCATTATCGCCACGTAATCGGCTGCCCAATGCAGTTGCTACAGCTGCAGATAGATCCTGTGCCAATTTCTTATCTTTTGGCAAGGCAATTGTCTCTACTCCATTCGCTTGTCTCGAAGTTGCAGCATTCATATGGAATTCAACCGCAACACTTGATCCTTTAATTAATTTTACCGCAGCAGACAGTGGATCGTTTTTAGTGCCAGTGCCATCCGTTTTGACTTGAAGCCCTGCCTCACGCAAATAATGAGTCACTGCATTTCGGAAGTTAGTCACCAAATCCGCTTCTTTAATTTTGCCCTTTACTGCGCCTGGATCTGAATTGCTATGGCCAGCGGTGACTGCAACGAAACCCAGCGGCCGATGCAAACTTGGCTGATACCACTTTTTACCAAGCCAGGACAAAAAGACCATCACACCACCTGTCACGTAGGCATGGTACTCAACAGGGATTACTTTAAAGTCCATCGCCCATTGCAATGCCGGAATAATGACAAGTAATAAAAAAGCTCCCAAAATTGGGAGCTTTACAGAAAGATACTTCCAGGCACTTTGTTCAATTAATTTCATTTGACACTCCAATTCGCAGCCTTATTCTTAAGCCAGTTTTCAATAAATGTACTTCCAAGAATTCCCAGAGCTGATGCAATTGCGATCAAAGCCAGTGGATGAATATCCGGAATTTGTAATAAGACCCCACCTGCCAAAACGGATGAAGCCGATCCTAAAATAGTCCGACCTAAAACAAGTCGAACAGTTAGCCTTTCCTCAGATACCAGAAGTTTGGACAGGCCAATGACAGCCCCGATCACAACCAGCATCCAAAATGTTTTTTCATGCTCCTGCATGATCCCCCCTTATTTTTGGCAATAAAAAAGCACCTAAAAAGGTGCAGTTATTTGGTTAAGTTTAAACTTCTATTTCTGAATGCTGGCCAGTGGGTGCTGGCCTTAAAATCACCTGATTTGAGATGAATACTCTGGCACCTAGATTGTAGGTTGTGCCTGATGTGCACAACACGGGACCAGATCCGCCATCAATCTGAACCCGATACTCTGGATGATTCACTGATGTAATAGTGCCGATATATTCCGCATAGGTTGGATTAAGCAGCTTTCGCAATTCAAATAATGGATTACTCACGGCTGATACGCTCCACTGTAATTGTTTCATTAACCTTTTCGTGTGAAAAGCTACCACTCACCCCATCAATTACACCCCACCACTGACCATTAAATGCAATCGATTTACCCGGTAGCATCTCACCAATTTCCTGACTGACCGGAATATCAGAGAAAGTGTGCAATTCCTGAATATTGGCTTTCACCAATGCATTCTTCCCATAGCTGGCACCTGACACCACATTGAATAGTGGACCAGTGACTGACTCAAGCGGCACATCACCTGAGGTACCCCGTTGCTGTACTTTCAGGCTCTCACCGCTACGGCTATTCACCACAGTGATGGCATTGAAGTCTGCGATATATTCATCGTTCTGTTTGATGTTCTGCTGCATCACCAAACTTTCTGATAACAAAATATCGTAGTCATCCACCATCATCGAATCCCAGTAACCTTTCTGGTACCGTGGCAAGATAGTCAGTGTGTTGCCTGCTTTCTGGCTATAGATAAACCCACCGCCTGCATCAACCACCTGCTTGATTGCATCGATGGGTGCAAGTTCTGCATAGCTCAGGCTTTCAGTAGGCGCGATCCAGCCCAATTCATCAATCAGTTTCCAGTCCAGGTTGGTACCGCTATTCGCTCGATCCAATTCCGCTTGAACCAGCTGTACAGAAGTGCGTTCGTTATCCTGAATAAATGAACGTGAAGGTCCATATTTATCAGAATTTAAAGCAGTCACACTTCGACCTGGGTAAGTGTAAAGCACACTGGCAAAGCGCCGGGTTTCTTCTGGATCTTCCAATAAAATATGGTGCTCAAAACCATTAATCATGACTTTAAGAATCACCGGCTGGTCGTCAATCGGCTGCAGCTTATCTTTTTCAGTATGAGCCACTGTGATGGAGTAAGTCCAACACCATTGAGATCGGCTGGTACTGTAAGTGCCATCCATGACCTTAATCTTCTCGCCGGTATCTAGTCGCTCGGCTATTAATGTATTCACGATATACCACCAGTTTCTTTTCGGCAGTGCTGGAATACAGTCATCTGCACCAAAATTTAAAACAACATTATGTGAATCAACTTCATGACATAAGCAGATAAAATTTAGATCACCAGTACCTTCATATTTAGGCGTTTCAGGCTTTGGCCAAGGTTGAACCGGATGCTTGCGATAATGAATCGCTTTGGCTTTATCCCACGGCAAATCTGATTTGGTAATAATCTCAAGGCTTTTATCCCATTCAAACGAGAAACGCTTTTCAAAGACATCGGCGACTTCATGAGAATAGGTAAACGTCTTACGCCTGCGGATCATTTCCTGCCAGACCGTTTCCCGGTTATGGCGCAGTTTGATCGTTTCTTCATGCAAGTAACGCTGATGAATAAAGCGCTTATCGCCTTCTTCCCAGATTATGTATGCATCAGAACTTAAACCGGTGGCTTGCTCATGTAGCGATCTAATTGCTCGGGTTAAGAATCCTGCTTGCTCATGCCAAATATCCACTTGATTTGAAATCACCAAGCCTTGGTCATAAAAAAGAGCCTCATTTGAGACTCTTAATATTGGTTTGGCCCATGGTATTTCTGTAGTGCTCAGACATGCAATGGCCTTCTGGTATCGCATGTCAAAACCATAAGACACACCGACCAGATGATTGATATCGAATAACGCTTTAACTTCAAATTGAAATTCAGTATCTAAAACGGTATCAATCGTGCACAGGTTTTCACTAAATACCGCTTCGATTTCAAAGCTAAAACTGGTGTCTAAAACCGCATCGATCTGACCAATGACATCAGTATTTTCACTGAATACAGCAATAACAGAAAAGCTAAATTCAGTGTCGAGCACTGTATCTATGACCGCAGTATTTGCACCACTATCTGCATAAACTGCTGTGATTTCAAATGAGAATTCAGCATCAAGTACTGTGTCGATTACAGCTGTAACATCATGACCAAAATTGAGATTAGTCGAGCCATCAGCCAGATGCTCAAAGTTCAGAATGATGTTATGGCTATCAGTATTATCAGGCTTAAAGTTTAAGTTCAGGTTGTGAGCATCAACGGTGCCGAGCTTATTTTTAAAATCCACATGAGCACCCTTTTTAAATTAAGGTCTGAGTTTTATTGATTGGATGGATAAAGTACCACCAACGACCAGATTGGTATTCGCCAAGGTGATGTCGCCCCCCACAGTTAAATCCGCAGCTACTTCGCCTGCGCCGTTGTAGATCCGTGCCCAAGTTGCAGTGCCGGTTTTGATCACCGTTGCTGTGTCTGTTGGATGAAGCTCAACATAGGTGGCGGTGACATCTTTAATGCAGGGTTCAGGAAAAACCAAAGTGACTAGAGCATTATTTGAATCTGCGGAAACTGCCGGGCTGGCAGGCTGCACACCTTCATAAAAAATAACGGTAGCACTTTGGCTACCGTTATCCATAAATTCTGAAAAGGCTTGAATCATAGCAAGCCGAGCTTTGACTGATGTTTTACTCATTTGGGCACCACGTTGTCTTGTACTGTTGCGTTAAATATTTTGTTTTCGTCAATACCAACAATCAAATACGCTGAATCAAAAGGCACATATGCTTTATAGTAGCCATTATGATTGCTTTTGATTTGCTTTAACAATGCACCGCTGTTGCGACTAAAAATACGCACTAATTTAGATTTTGGTATGCCCAATTCAAACGTACGACCTGCGATTACTTTTGTTTTTGATGTTGTGTGTCTTGGAATGGTTAAACTAAGCAGCATCACTCAACCTCCAAAGTCATCGCAAATTTTGAGTAGATGCTTGTAGACTGCTCATGCTGAAATGTTGCCACCTTACCTACATCTGTAACAAGAATAGTATTCTTGACAAATGAGCCAAATTTAAAAAATGGCAAAGAACCAACAACTGCATCTGCACTTGTGAAAATCGGCATAGGAATTAAAAGTGGAGCGCCATTTGTGTTAATTGCGTTATTCATATTGCCATTCAAGGCTTTCAATACAATAGCCTTGCCTGCACTCTCAGCAGCGTACACGCCATCTCCACCATAAAATAGGGCGATTTTCGCATTAAACCCGCCATATAGCGGCTGTGTATCAGGGAAAATAGCAAGATTAAAGGCGCTTCTCGCTTGCAAGTATACTGATTGATTTTGAGCAATACTTAAATTAACACCTTGCGCAATGAGCGCGATATTTTTCCCGCCATACCGCACATCATCAAACTCCAATATTCCACCAGAGGTTAATGATGGAGTGGTTGCTGTATACGCAAAGTGTTTTGCATTTCCTGCAATAAAAAAATCGGAATTACCAGCTGCTGGAGTTGCTGAATCGGCAGCTTGAGCGCTTGCAGATGTTCTGTAATACCACTTTGCTCGCCCATGATATACGCCATCCCATCCAAAATTATTTGGATCGGCCGGCATTTGATTGCCAGTGATCACATTAATATCTGTCATGTTTTCAACTAGAGCGACTTTTGCGAATTTAGCGCCTGTCTCTGATGCACCGCTTGCACAAAAATCATGTACTAGTAAAATTAAACCGAGTGCTTCAGGGTCTTTCGAACGATAAGCGCGCTTTGGCTCTGTGGACCCTGAAGGCGTTTGGTGGACGATTTCAAAGTCAAGTGGAGCCGCAAAACAAGTTGCTGTTCCGTTGGCCACAGATGGCTGCTCCGGTAAGCACTCCACTAAAATTGAGGCGCTATCTGCGCTTAAAACCTTATAATCACCATCCCAGTCATTTGTCGAGCCGGCGATACGTACTACTTGGCGATCAATAAAACCATGGCCGCTACCAAGGTGGATAGTTGCAGTAATTGCTGAGGGTGTTGCTTTGCTCACGCTAATCACTGGCACATGGTTAAACCCATTTACTAGGACAGCATCAAGTAAGTTGATCATTGAACCCCAATTATTGGTTAATTGCGGGATACCTTGCATGGTGCTTTGATAGTGTTTTACTAAACCTGCCATTTTTTTTACCCATAAAAAAGACCGCATAAAGCGGCCATATTCGATTTAAATTTTAAACAACGCGATCAATATCACCACGAAGCATGATCTGGAACTGGTCTGACAATACTGCTGGCTCTGACTGTTTTACTGTACGAATCACCCAGACCGGAAAGTTTGCTGCCACGGTATTGAAGCGCAAGACGTTACCATTGGCCCAACCTGCTCCCCACCCTTCCTTCTTGATCACAAAGTAAGGCACACCAGTGACCGGATTGATTGGTGCATAGTCTGCATTCGTGGTACCAGTACCGATCTGACCGGAATACTCACCAACACAGCGGAATGACTGCGCATCGGTGAAGATCAATGCCCAGCGTTCTTGAATAGCGCCTTTATTGGTGACCTGAAGTGGATAAAGTGAGTCGTTATAGTTGGCTAGAATTCCTGAAATTGGTTCATCTGCCCAGGCATTACTCCACGAACCTTGCACAAACTTTCGGGTATAGCGTGCCTGCATATCACCAATAACCAATGCAGATCCCACAATCGTATCCACTGCATCATAGTTATGGGTTAAGGGCTTGGTGAACGTCAGTTGGCCATTGATCTGGACGTCACGGATCAGCCCCATGTCTTGATAGCGGTATTTCACTGTCAGCGGTGCAACCAGATTACCCAGTACGAAGTCACCCCCCAATGTCACGCGGCCATAGTCATAATCAACCGTGTATAAATCGAAAGCTACTTTCACACCAGTAGCATCTTCCAATTCCGCCCATGAGATCCGCTGATCATTCAGATCGTATGTAGTACCTGCAATTGCACTTGGTAGTTCCTGAGCCTTGCTTGAGCTAACAATACCAATGCCACCGACCCGGAAGATCGGCACCCGACCATCAATCGGCAAACGTGTAGCAGACAGACCTAAGATTTCAGAATCCAAAGGAATATAGGTATAAGCCACAGCGTTATAGCGTACTGATGAAGCATCTACCCAGACCGGAACATTGATATAGGTATCCACTCCTTCTTGGTATTCTAGCAGCGGGTCATACCAGTCGCTTGCCTCAATCTCCGCACGGTTGGCTTCTGTGATTTTGGTTTTGGTGTAGAAGTAGATCGTCACAAAGCCATTATCCCAGTTCACCTGCCCATGCGCCCGACTGGTTTCAATCACGCCATTTTCATCAGCGGTTAATGTCAGCTGACCAAATTCAGTGGTACCCACAACCACAGTTAAGGATTGTGGCCGGATCGGCATGATCGGGGTTCTAAAGCTGATCTTATTGACTGGCAACAAGTCGGTTGTGGTAGTTAAGGATTCCAGGGTAATCGTGTTATCTGTATTCGGTGTCCAGGAATCGATTTCAACGATCCCGGTACCGTATTGAATAACACCCGACTGAATCCCGCTATTATTGGCTGGATTCACATTGCGATACAGCAAGCCAGTACGATCCAGGAAAGTATCAGCACCTACTTTGAAGCGAGCTGAACCTGTCAAAATCTGCTCATCAAAGCCAGAAGATAAATCCAGTTTGAGCTTATTGGCCGTCACCATATGGGTTGCCGAGTTCGATCCTGATGTATCACGATATTTAATCTGAACATCTACAGCACCAAAAGCTTTCAGTTCAACCTGTTCACCAGAAATACTGGATGTTTGTGGAGAATAAAAAGACATATTTCCTCTCTATGCTGCGGCATAAGTGGCCATGGGTGTAAACGTGGATTTGAAACGATGACCCACGCCCTGAGGTGTAACTTCAACTGCGCCGGTAGCGTATGTAATTGAACCTTGTACTTGACCACGCTCATTAACAAGATTGCCAATCGTTGCATTTACAGGTGTGTCAATCAGTGTCACAAAGCCAGCCACCATACCATCACTACTTTTAACCGGAATTCTTAATTCCACGCTATTTGGCTGAATTGCAGATCCCGTACCAATGGTAAAGGTCAGCTTTTGATTTGCAGGGGTAACATCCATCTTGGTTTGTTCAAGTGATGATCCATAGTTATAGATCACTGAAAAGACTGTGCCTTTCTGTGGTAACTTATTCGGAATGATTTTGCCAATCCCGGTGGCATAATTAATTTCACCGGTGGCATCACCGGTAAATTTGCCCTGGGCATTGGAGGTTGCTGTTTTCTCTTCACCTTCAAGCATCCAGTTAATGGTGATGCCCGGTAATACACCCGGCCGACCTAAATCAAAATCAAAGGCAGCTTTTTCTACACTTAAATTTGATCGTACGAAGGTGACAATTGGTGTGCCCCAGTTTAGCAGAATTGGTGTGTCTACATCTGGTAGTGCGCCAGTCGTTAATAACCATGAGCCGGTTTCATAATTGATCATGCCTGAACCAAAAGACGGACTTGAGGCTTTTAATTGCCCTGAACCATCATCTTTCAACTCATAGAACTTGCCCTGACTCATATAAGAAATCGAAAGTGCGCCTGATGCGGGAATCGGAATTAAAACACCGGTCCAGTTGGTGCTCTGGTTATTCTGAGTCACTGGAATCGCATGACTCTGATAATACTGATTCGGTGCAGCAGCTGGCTTGAATGTGATATTCAAACTTGAGGTGCCGGCTGGTGCTGCTGCGGTCCATTGAATCAAGCCACGCTGATAATCAATCGTGCCGACTTGTGTTCCCTGGGTGTTCTTAAGCAAGCCACCCTGATCGGTGATCTGCTGGCCTTGTAATGTGAATGACACACTGGAAGGAATCACTGCTGAACCGATATACAGGTTCTGACTGACACCAATCACCATATTCGGATAATTGACCGTGATGGTACCTTCATTGCCCGCTACCAGCACTACACTTTCACCTGCAGCATTGACATCAATAATTGGAGTTTCTGTCTGAGCGGAGGGAATCAGCTGGGCAAAGATGCTTTTGGCATTTACTGTAAATTCACCCACATTTGCATTAGATGCCAGTGCTGTCGATGAGTAATACAGGCCGGTATCTGCAACAATCGTATCGCGGATGATGGTTTTGGATACTGCGTTACCCTGATACCACTGCCGAGCTGAAAGACCCACAAAGTCGATCTCAAGCGGATCATTTAGCGAGTAAGTAGCAACTTTGTACTCGACACTCTTGTTATCTACCACCATTACAGCAGTTCGTGTTTCAACTTTTGTGATTCGTACGTACTGCTCACGCTCTAATACCTTACCTTCATCACTGATCAGGACAATCGTATCCCCAACGGATGATTCAACCTCTTGTGGAAACATAGCCACCTGTAGTGATGACATACCTTTCCAGTGGGTATCCAGTGGTGTACCGGCAATCTGTCCGCCTTTGGCTAGATAGTTTTCCACCCGGTTCTGGGCAGACTGGCGTTCATCAGTCCAGTTTTTGGTACTGAAAAGCAATGCCGATACGTTTGGATCTTCTGGTAGCTCAGATACAAAAACAGTGGCACCCATTAATAGATCAGTGTCTTCAGTGGTGACAGCAGGAAAGATCTTGAGCATGGATACATCGCCCATGGTTCGATCCATCTCAGACACATCATTGAACAGGTTGTTACTGATACCATCCTGAACTACTACGCCAGAGTATTTACCACCGCCATCTGAGTTGTCAGTCAAGCGTTCAGACTTGTAAATTACTAAATCCTTAGTTTCAATCGCCATCGTCTAACTCCGTAAAGCGTAAGGTCACGTTGTAATAATCATCCAGTGATACCGCTGGAATCCCTTTCACTGGTGCAGCCTCTAAAGCCCCATCCTGGTGGTTAAATTTGACGGTGAATTGCCGGCTATCATGTGGCTGTTCAAACTGCAGTTTAAAATTTTCACCTTGCAGCCTGGACCATTCCAAAACAGTCCGTAATTCACGCAATTTGATCCATCCCATTTGCGGATCCGCCGGCTGTAAAGTAATAGGCCGACCAGATTTCTTTTTGCCTTCCTGAATATGCAAAGTGCCATCCATTGCATAAGCCTGAGTTTGTTCGATGGGCTTCCAGGAGAATTCATCAGACCATAAAAAACCGTCCTCTAATGGGACGGTTTCTGATGTTGCTAAGCGAATAAGTTTCATGTTGATTTCGCTATACCTTTTAATTGATTTACCAGATTGGTCATTACATCCTTTTGGCTTGCATCACCTGTAAGGGATAGGGTTTGACCTCCGAATTGGATGTTGTAATTCACACTTTCCTTAATGCTTTGTGTAGCAGCATTTGATGACACAGAAGGAATTGACGGCGCATAGTCATTCAATCCGGCTGATCTGCCACTTTTACCTACATACTGCTCCAACTTCTCAATCTGTTCCATAACATACATAGCATTACCTAAAGCCTTCTGGTTATCGTAAGCAGTAGTACCATACTTTTTCTTCACCCATTCATTGGAGGCTGATTTGTAATACCCCCCAGCCACCGGCTCGGCATCCTGAAAAAGTTGCTTGGCTTTTTGCTTGGTATCACCTTCATAACCAATATCCTTAAGTCTCTGTTCAATTTCTTCAACAGAAAGACCATGTTTAGCGGTGGTTCCGGTTTTGGATGCCTTCATCTTGCCCTGAGAAGCCATAGCTGCTTCCGTTGCTTTGCGAGCTTCTTCCCATGCTTCAGTAGTATCGTTACCTGCTCTAACACCCCTACGGCCGAGATCATCGAAGCCATCACCCGCATTACTTGTGGCATTACGAACACGGTGTAAGCTTTCTTCCACAGCATTGTTGGCTTTCACTGAAACTTGGCCGGTTTCACTGATTTGGATTGATAAACCTAGCGAAGCAGCTTTAGCGTTTGCTGCAGCAATACTTTGAGCATCACCCGAGGCATAAGCCAGTTGAATTGTTTTTTCATAAGCCTTTTGCAAATCAGCTTGGGTGGCCTGACCACTCTGGCGCACTGTTTCAAAATCCGCTAAAGCCATTTGAGCCGACAATCGAAGTTGCTCCTTGGTTTTAATGCCGAGGCGCTCGAAAGCCTTCCCTGTTTCATCTAAGGCATCAGGTAGTTCAGAAGTAGCTCTCTTTATTGCAGTAATACCAAGTTCAACCTGCTTGGTTGAGAACACACCTTGCGCTTCAAACTCACGCATCTTGGCATTTGCCGCATCAATCTCAGCTTGACTTTTCGCCTTACTAAGCCACTCCTCCCATGCCTGATAAAGAACATCACCAGCCTGTTTACCGGTATACCCTGCCTCACCTAACTTAGTCTTAAGCCCATCCAGTTCATTTCCAGAACTAGAAAAAGACTTAGAAACCTTGTTTAGCGAAACATCCAGATCCACACCAAATAGCTTGGCAGCTGCAGATGCTCTTGAATATGCAGTTTCAGCCACTTGGCCAGATCCAGTATTAGCCTTGTTTAATTCAGCTATACGTAAATCACGGTTATTGGCCAGCTCAGCCTCTTTGGCATTGATGGCGGTAATGGATGCCTGAGCAGAGGCTAAAGCATTTAAATCACCAGATTTTTTGGCCTGTTCAATCTGTTGTTCCAGGAGTGCACGTTCAGCTGCAGCCTGTTTCTGATAAGCCAAATACTCTTCATCAGCCTTTTTAACATTCTCCTTAGCCAGCTTGAGAGCTTCTTCCTTTTTAGCGGCACTTTCAGCAGCCTGCTCTGCACTCTGGCCAGCCTGAACACTAACCTTTCCAGCTTCATCGATGGTGACGATATAGCCCTTAGTCAATAGGTCGGCCTGCATCACGCCATCCATGACACCGCCATTGGCCTTGATAGCGGCCTCGGCATAGTCCTGAGCAGAAGCCAGCATATCCTTATCTAATGTGGCTTTATTGGCTGCATGCTCCTTTTCGCGGCCCTCCAGTTCATTAGATTTCTGAATGATTGCATCAATGGTCGACTGGTTGCCATCCTTACGAGCCTGATTTAATTGCGCATTGATGGCCGCACGTTCGCCTGCCAATTCCTTGGACTTTAGAACGAATACCTGGTCTTGTTTTATTAGCTCTGCAAAGGTGGCATTGTTATTTTGTAGGGATTCTTGGTTTTTCTGATCCTGAGTTTTTCCAATCTCTTGGATGGCCGCTATGCCCCTTGATTTAAAATCTGTTGCCCCATTTGAAGCCCGATCATAATATTCTTGGGCTTTCTTAGCCATTGCCTCCATGTCTGCAATAGCTTGGTCTTTAGCATCACCCCATTTAAGTTTAGCCTTAAATCCCTCCCATGCGGCACCAACGTCATAGAACACACCAGCAAGCAAATTAGAAACAATACTAATTGTCTCGAAACCATCACCGATAAAACCAAAGACCACATTAAGAGCCTGTAAAGCTTTGGTGAAGCCATTAGTTTTATCTGTTGCGGTATCTATACCACTATCAAAATTAAACATTGCTCCAAGGAGTGTATTTAACTGATCTACAGTGTTTCCAATTCCAGTCCCTAGAGTGCTAGCCATAGACTTTACAGTCTCATAGGCAGTACTTAATGCCTCTTTAAGTGCTTCAATTGTGGCTGAGTCAATCTTCTTAAGCTGATCCCCTACCCAGATAAATCCCTCGCCAATGTCCTTAAGTATGGTCTCAATTACATCCATGTTGTCAGCAAGAGTCACTAACCATTGCGCTACTGTTGCTGACGCGCCGTTTGCCTGATCCATGGTGCCAATCAAGATTTGCCATTGTGTAGCGATACGCTGTAATGCGTTACTAATGGTAGTTGGGAACTTAGCATAATCAGCTTCAATTGCAGTGGATTGGCTTTGTAATGCCTTGATGACCTTCTCGGCTGACAGTTCGCCATTCTCAGCCATCTTACGTAGTTCACCGGTGGTTACCCCGAGTGACTGAGCCAAAGCTTTAGAGATACCTGGAGCTTGCTCCATGATGGAATTGAACTCATCACCGCGCAATACGCCAGATTGCAGTGCTTGAGTCAGCTGAACAATTGCAGCCTCACTGGTAGCAGCATCTCCACCACCAGTTTGGATGGCCATATTGATGGTCTTAACTAGATCCAGGCTTTGCTGCTGGGTCATTCCCATCTGCTTGCCCACATCATTCACTTTTGTGAATAAACCTGCAGTAGCATCAAGACTAGTATTGGTCATCAGCGAAACTTGATGCACCCCAGCCATAGCTTGGGTAAAGTTTCCACCCTCACTGGTTGCGATGTTAATTCGTGCTGAAAGGTTGGTATAAGAATCTGCAGCTTGTGCAAGCTCACGAATACCCAGACCAATACCAATACCACCCATTACCCCGATAAGGGCGGTGTATCCAGTTTTTAGAGCTCCAATACCTTTTTGCGCCGTCTGAGCTGCTGTATCCGTATTTTCTAGACTTGTATTTGCTTTATTTACTTCTGCTTGAAAACCGTTAAATGCCTGGTCTGCCTGTTGAACTTCTTTTTCAAGCTGATCAACTTCTACCTGTGCCTTTTCAATATCTGCTGGTGAAGCTTTGGTTTTGGAAAATGCTTCAAGATTCTGCTTAGCTTGGGCTAAATCCCCTTTAAGCTGATCTAGAGCCTTTTCAGCCTTATTTCCAAAATCAGTAAAATTACCTGCTGTAGATTTTGCATTATCACCAGCATCCTTAATGATTCCTGTAGCAGCATTTAAGGATTGTGAAAGCTTGTCCGCTAACTCACTGGTTCCTTTTGGGATAATATTTCCCATCTCTTTAGAAGCATCAGTAGTCGCTTGTTTTAAAAGTTCTGATTCTTGTTTTATTGCATTGAATACTGACTTAGCCGCATCTTCAGACTGCTTGATATTGCCAACAAAACTTTTAGTGTCGGCATCCATGATTAATTTGAATGTTAAGTTTTTACCAGACATGCTGACCTCTAAATTTTAGGCATTAAAAAACCCGCCGAAGCGGGTTTGGGTAAAACAAAATCTAAATTGTTTTATCTTGCTTGGACTGTGTTAAACAAAAGTCCTTGATCTTCGAAAATTGCTCACCACCATTGCTTGAATCTATTTCATATGTTTTATAATTATCAGTAGCAGTAGTTATGCGAATCAGAATTCTGGAACTATTTTCTATTTGCGTCCTATGATTTTCACTTAAAACAATAACCTTATTTAATGAAGATAGGTTTGAAGTACCGTCTGACATTGGTTGGTTATCAAATCTAATTTCATAATTACCAGTGGCGCCATCTTTTGTAAAATCTCGAATTTTTATAGGGGTATCTGCGACAAAAACTGCACTTAATCCACCGTAATATGAACAACCTATTGTTAAACCAGCATCTGTTTGCAATCCTGTTTCAGCATTAATCGCCTTGTTAGACAAATAAAGACCTTCCTTATCTGTCATTTTGTCGATCTCACGCTCTAACTGCCATTTAGTTTCTTTTGGTTTATCATTTTTATCAGGATTGATTATGGTCTGTACTGTCTCCTTATTATTATCAACATTCCTGATTGCAAATGTGTCCCATAAAAAATACCCCAGACCACCCATAATCACTATTATTACCACTAGAATTAATGGATTATTTTTATAGTGTGCTCCACATGTTTTACAGTGAGTATCTGCCGGTCTCATTGGTTTTTTACAAGATTTACAGTATTTAATACCCACTATTATCGCTCCCACTCAATCTTGTAGATCTGGCCATCCACCACAGTAATTGTGTAGTTCTGACCATTTACAGTGTAACGATAAGAACTAGCTTTATGCGGCCAACCTTTACGGTCATGAATCACGTGATGATAAGAAGATTCAGGTTCACCCAATACATCATACATTTGCCCCAATGAAAAGCCGGGTTTCACATAGCTGGTACTACCACGTACAGAACCCACCTCTACCGCAAAAGCAACTGAGCTGACCATTAATGCTATTGTTAATAATAATTTTTTCACACTAACCCCCTAAATTATTATTTTCACATCATAACTTTAGGGTAATGCGTGATCAATCAGAAACCATCTCTTTCTTAAATGACTCAAAGCCTTTTTTATCTGATTGAGCCACACGTCCGGCAACAGCGTTATTGAAGATTCCCTGCTTGTACAGCTTGTTTGCCGCTTTGACATAGCCCTGGAATGCGCCGTAGGTCATCTGCATGATTTCACTATGCTGATGGCCCATTGATACCAGAAACTGGAATGAATCAAACCAGGTGGAGTCATCTTTCTTTTTAATACCACGTTTTGGTTTTTCGTATTTGAAGTAAGCCTGGTTGATCAGAAGTACCGCTTTTAGCAACTCCTTAAAACTCTTCTCATCAGCAGCCAGTTCTACCAGTGATTCATTGTCCAGATCAGTAACACAGGCAATAGTCGAAATGACCTGTACACCGTGAGCCTTGAATAGCCCTGTCAAAATCTCATCTGAATGATTTTGGTCTTTGATGAAGTTTTTCAAAACTTCAGCATGCATTGCCCAGGTGTCAAAGTCTTTTATCTGGATCTGGCGGACTTCGATATCATTAATCCGGATGCTGCGATTTGTTGCTAAGAAAAAATCATTCATGATGGGGTCTCGAGATAATTTTAGGCATTAAAAAAGCACCCGGAGGTGCTTTTCTTTTAACTTTAATAAAGGCTGAATTCTATAAAGCCCAATTACGACCTTGCCCCATCTCATAAACGATGAGAATTAAGGCTACTATCATTAGAACGACAACAACGATTTCGGCTTTGGTCAGCATTTTCGGAGCTCCACTTTTCATCATTCATATGATAAGCAAAGCATACAATTAATAACATAAAGATTACAAAAAAATTATTGGATGTTACAAAGATTTAGAAGTTAGGGAAGTTTCTTTAGAGTGTAGCTACCTACTGAAGCATTCAAACATTTCGTTAAGCAACTCAACAAAAAGTTTCAACCGAAAAGCATTCTTACGCAAACCTAGAAACCTATAACTTTAGACCTGAATATCTTACATATCCCGACATAGCTGCTACATCCACGATTTAAATCATTCTCTACACTCAAATTAAGTCTTAGAAACGTAGAGGAAATTCAAATGAAAAAGTATTCGAAAATTCTAATCTTAGCTTTAATGGGATTTACTGGTACCGTAGCTATCGCAGCTGACTCGATTCCAATAGAAGCCACTGCCGCAGCTGAAGCGCAACAGGTTGCTTTAGAGTATGGAAATGAAAAAGATCAAAAATCTGAATCATCTGGTGAATAAAAAGAAAGCCCTTAATTAAAGGGCTTTTTAATTACTTCCAGCTTGGCGTACAACCATTCTTCCATGACAACTCAAATTGCTTTTGATCCGTCTGATTTTCTACAAGTACTATATCCTTTGAAAGCACAATAAAACGCTGGAAGGGAACATAATCACTATCTGCTTCTTTATAGCTTACCTCTCCACACTCTCCTATTTGATTGCGGAACTTTGCCGAATCAGGGTTGGGAATGAATTCTTTTGTAGCTTCTTTTGCAAATTCAAGCTGTGCCTTTTTGCTTGTTTCTAAATCAAGATGCTGACCATTAGATTCCTTGTGTCCACACCCAGCTAAAATCACAATAAAAAAGAATAAGCTTAAATTTTTCATAATATCCCCTATGTATTAAGGGCAGCACTTTACATTAATTTTCAATCTTATCTAAAGCCTAGGGAGAGTGGATTTGTAAAGTTATGTTTTACTATTTTAAGTCTTTTTAAAATTGACCCTATCTAGCCAGGTGAAACTTCCACTTATCAAAAAACCGCCCTAAAGGCGGTTCTTAGCTTACTAACTTACTGACATACAAGATAAATAAAAGTAGAAATAATTATTACGGCTAGGATGGAGACAAATATTTCTATTTTAGTCATAGCAGTTTTATTCCTAACGTGAACTGAATATCTTTTATAGCCCTATTGAGCGCTAATTAAACTAACAAAATATTACAAAATGATGAAGTATTAAAAAAGCACCTTAAGGTGCTCTTTATTAATGACAGTGCCTAGTACCGGTCTTTGTCTCATTGTGACAACCATTTTTATCTGTCCTTCCACCATGGGAAAAAGCCGATGTAGCAAAACAGGCAACTAAAACTAGTAATATAACTTTTTTCATCTTTATTCCTTTCTTCTTATATGAGTACCAGTTATATCTTATTTTGTATAAATTTCAACCATCTAAAAAGTACCTTCCAGTACTTCTTAATATTCCTAATACTTTAGAAAGTCCAACTTAATCCTTGTCCCAGTTCATGCACAATAAATATCAATACACCTATCATTACTACAATTACAAAAAACTCGGCTTTGGTTAGCATGTCAAATTCTCAACTTCTACTTCATACATTATAAAGATAGTCGACAATTATTAACATTTTATTTCAAAAAAATAATTCAATGTTACAAACATTATTGTAATAGAGGAAGTTTTCCTAAAGATACTTTAAAGCTTTATGACATAAGCGGATTCAATTTGCCTGAGACCTGTTGCTGACTCTCTACAGGGCTTCACCAAGATTATTCCTTCGTCCTGCAGCTCCAATAAAAAATTATAAACCTCCAAAAACTCTTCAGCAGTGTACTGCGCACCAATTAGCTTTTTTTCGCCAGTTTTCATGTTGCCTACTTGTTTTTGGATTTTTTCGTAGTCAACCATTTTTGTGCTCTTTTATAATTTTTGAATTAATTTATATTTGTGCCAGAGCATTTTCAAGCAAGAGAAAATTATTCCGAAGAACGGTGTTCTTTTAATTGAATGATTGCACTACTAAGTAAATTGTAAAAAATATAATTGCTACAGCTAAAATAATTAGTAAGAGTTCGATTTTAGTCATTGCAAGGTACTCTGCATTTTTTGGTATATATTCTATATAACTTCAAATATCAGTTCACAGCATGAAAAATAACAATTTCTAAAACTAAAAAACCACTCCGAAGAGTGGTTTTTTTATCTGGCTTCGAGCTCTTTATGCTTCCAAGACCGATTGCGAGTATATGAGAAGCTCATATTGTCAGATTCATAAGTTCTTTCTTGGTGATTAAGCTTTTCAATCATTTCCATCAACGCACCGCCACCGTGTGCTTGCTCTTTGTAAAGTGCTCTTAAGACCAATTCCGCAGGTTTTCCGATTGCTACGCGATCTGCTTCCCAGTTGCGAACTGTGGATTCATTAACACTCAATATACCTGCTAGATTTTTTTGTGAAAGATTCAACTCTTTACGCAAAAAACGGATTTCTTCACCATTAAGTTCTGGCTTTTCATTAATCAAATACAGGCCAATCGTTTTGTGAAGTTCATGAACTGATGAAATTGAGACCAACTCACCATACTCTTCATCAACTTCAATTTCAAAACCATCAACAAGCCAAACATTGCTTAAACCACACTCTTCATAGTGATACATAACTGTGCCTATTCTTTAAATGTAGTAACAACAATTGAGAAATCCCCATCTTCACGACATTTAATTACAACAGTTGTTGTAATATTCTCTCCCGCGGTGCGAACAGTAACATTTAACTTACTATCTCCACGGGTGTCTGGATAAGGACCTTCAGTAATATCTCCATGTTCAAAACAGCAAATAATTTGCTTCAAAGAGATATGGCGCTCTTTCATTCGCTGCCTAACATGTGTTGAAAGCTTAATTTTGCTGGTATCTTTAGCTAACTCTCTAAGCTTTCGTCTAGCTTCAATTCCGGTTAAACACATACATGATACTTGCAATTAGAGTGAATGATTAACGCCACTACCGTTAATAATTAGCGGTCAATGAGACTATAATATAATAATGACATCATCGTCAATCATGATTTGTCATCGTAGATAATCATTTTTCATCGTTTTATTATTTCTCGCGTCATCTAAACATTGGCAGTGTGACCTTAAAAATCTTATGACACGATATTTTCATCTAAAGTTAAACAGGCACAAAAAAGACGCATAGCGCCGTGGAGTTCTTTTGTGCCTGTATGGGGTTATTCCGCTGCCGGAATCGTCACAACATGGCCATATAAGCCTAATGCTGGATCTGCTTGCTTCGTTACATCAGATAAAGCCTGACCAGAAATTTCATACTGACCAAGTTCTTCATGAATCAGCGGGAAAGTGGTTTCTGGTGACTTCTTGGTACGCCATAAACGTACAGCCATATGTTTACCATTCGCTGTATTGATGCCCTTAAAGAAGAGTTCGTACTCTTTTTCAAAGTCAGATGCCAGAGTGGTATTAGTCACCGCACCAGTAGTGTAACTGGCTAAGATCGGCATGGTCAGATCAGATACATCATGGAAAACCACAGTACCAAATACAGCATCCAGTGTGTAATTCTCTGGATCAACAGTCTTAGCTGTGCCAGTGGTTGAATCCTTGAATGAAACTGTTTTCAGGTTATAACCATCCAGTTTGATTTCTTTACCAGCCACCACAGTACCCAGTGATACATCTGTCGCTGTAGTCGTCGCTACGGCGTGATTCATACCAGACAGGATGTATTGAAGGTTTTCTGGATCAGTTTCTTCCAGCGTTCCCGTGAAATTCACTGACGTTGCGTTGATCATGGTGAAGTCAGTAGTACGCTGACCAGATGTTGATTCTTTATGCTCAACAACATCAGCACCAATTTCTAACTCAAAGTCTGGCACGTTACCCAAATGGCGCATTGCACCAGCAACACCATTCACAAGTTCTGACAGGTAAAACTTACCTTGCAACGAAATATATTCTTTAGCCATTACTTTTCATCCCCTGTAGTTTTTTTGGCTGGAGCAGCTTTAGGTTCAGGCAATTCCTGAATGACACCATCTGCCAGTAACTTTTTGATTTGTGCATCATCCAGCCCGCCAACGACATCGCCCTTTTGAAAGCGACCTACAGGCTGTAATGCTTTGTATTGTTTTGCCATGACTGGCTCCTAAATGAATTTTTGTGATTCAAAAATAATCGTGATGTATGCAAAGCCTGGACTATACCCATCCCGAACCGAAATCATTTCTAGTGCCGTTCGTGATGCCTGAGGCTGCCAGCCGGAAAGTAATTGAATGACCTTCTCGGTTAACAACCCAGCTTCATCACTCACCGCTCGGCCATCAGTCATCTGAGATTGAGCATTACGACATGCCACCGTGACCGCCCATTGCTGACCGATCTGATTAATACTTCCACGACCTGCACTGGCTTTCTTCTCGATACGGACAAAATTGACGTGTGCTGACGGCGTAACCTGCGACATCTCGGTTACGCTGACTGAGTTTAACGGCGTATAGATCTTTAGAAGTTCTGGAATTTCTTTCAGCTTTTCTGCAATCTCATCACGCACCGCGAAGAAGGTGCTCATCTATAAAACTCCCGACAATATCCAAAATCATTACCTCATCTTCAGCATTAATACCGAGCTGGGTCCGTGGTGGTAGAACTGATTGCTTAACCTTTCGATACTGGCCACCAACTGCAAAGGTGATGTATTGGCCATTCTTAGGTAAGATTGTTGCGCCGTAATGCAGATGGGGTGCATACGCAACATCTGTACCCACCTCCACACCATTTGAAAGAACATTGTGTGTGTAGGAATTCATCAGGCGGCCAGTATCTCGAAGCGTTTCACCACCCTGCATACGTGCACGCCATGAAATCTTCCACGGGTTCCCATCTACATCAGTACCCGTTAAGAATCGATGCTGCACACTATCCACAAGTCCAGCACCAATCTCATCAAACAGCTGGTTCTTTAATGATTCAAAGTTACCTAATTGCTTAAGCACTGCTTCAATCGGTGAACTATCAGCTTGAATGGTTATTGCAAAAGCCATAAGCACCTCACTTCAAGCTGGGCATCTGGTCCAGGATAGAATCTCCAAATACACCACCGGTATATGAAGTCCCGACTGGTGCTGTTGAAGGTCGTCCTTTAGGTTGGTCATCCACGATCTGGTTTGTTTCTGGTAACTGAATCTGCAAATGTGCTTTGTTATCAGCCACACGTTTTAAGAATGCAATTGCATCCTCATAACGCTTCCGGGCCTCTTCGATGGGTTGCTGGAAGTAAAGACGATAGCGTGCGATGTCACACGCCATACGCTTTAAGTTACTAGGCACATTGGGAAGTGGCAAAGGATAACGACCACCGATATGACCGTTAATCTCCTCTGTTGCATCCTGAATTGCATCAGTTATTGAAGACTGAGAAGGAAGCATCGCTTTCAGATTTTCAATCTCATCACCAAATCGTGCGACCAAATCTGCTTCAGTCGCATACATAGATCACCTACTTGGTTTCGTCAGCAGGTTTTGAGTCTGCTTTAGGTTTTGCAGCAGGCTTCGCCTTTTCAAGTTCAGCCACTTTTGCTTTTAGCTCGGTAACTTCTTTTTCAGCCTTCACTTTCGCAACTTCAAGATCAGTGTTGGCTTTCATCAGCTCAGCATTGGCTTTTTCAAGTTCAGCTAAACGTGCAGCGGCACCATCTGCCTTAGGTTCTTCCGGCTCTTGATATTCTTCAATAGCCCCAGATGCTAAAAGGGCCTGAAGTTGTTTAGCTTCAAGCCCTTTGATTTCATCACCTGGCATAAAATGCCCGATGGATTGTTTTGCTGTGTACTTCGGCATGTCTTGCTCCTTATAGAGTGATAAAGCCAGTACCACCAACGACACCGTTCTTATTAGACGGCACAACCAGTGGAGCAGATTCGGTCATCAGCATGATGCCGCTTGGATCTTCACAGTACCATTGACGGTCAAAGTACTGCTGAGCAACGCCGTTGGCCAGCATGTTCTTGATCTTACAGTGAGCTACCGAACCATTGGTATCAGAGATTAGTGAGAAGTAATCTTTAGGAATAAAGCGCTTCACTTGACCTTTGTTACGGTAAGTTGCGTCATATACCCAGAATTCGATTCCATCAAAGGTTCCTTTGAAGGTTGCTGATTCTTTTACACCAAAGCTTGGATTCACTGGAACAGAAATACCCGCATATGGCGTGATGAATTCTTTTTTGAATTCTTCATTGTTCCAGAGAGCCGCCCAAACCAAGCCAGACATAACAGACAGCTTAGCTTCACCACCATCAGCAGCCAATTGACGTTCAAGCATGGTGCGAATATCCGTTACTGGCTTGGCACCCGCTTCATTCCATTTGACCAACGGCGTATATGTCAAAGACGCATCACGACGGTAATCCACCAGGTTGAGCTCATAATCATCTGAGTGAAGCGTGTATTTACCATTTTTCAGTAAATCGATAGCCATCATCATGACTGAGTTATCAATCGCATCATGGTTGCGCTTCATCACTGAGATTTGAGCAATGATCATTTGCTCTTGCTCAGATAGTCGCTGGTTACCAGTTGAGATGATACCTGCAGTACGTAAACGCTCAAGCAAGGCAATTTCAAAAGTTTCTGCCGGAGTGACCTGATTCTTTGGCTTGTAGTAAGCCGGTTTAACGTGGCGTACTTCACCAGATTGAGTAGTATCAAATGGCTTACCAGGCTGTTGCGGTGATACCAGTGGTGCCAGATCATGTTCAGCTGAAAGCTCAGCCAGAGGCACATCATCACGTGTGAATAACGGGCGGTTTGGGAAAAGCTTATCTAAAAGCCATGTGTCCATTGGACGGTAATTCGAGTGGATCAGTGCAAGCTCACCCACATCAAGAAGTTCGAGTGGAGCACCTTCAATATTAAAAGACTGTGGCATGTTGTTTACACCTTAGAAAGTTCGATTTTGTTTTTAGTTGCCTGTGCACGGGCCGCGTCATATTGAGCAGTAGTGAGCAAAGTTCCGTTTAATGACACGGCTTCAACATTGAAGACGCCGCCGTAATACACTGGAATTTCAATCCCATCAGCGGCCTTGATCGTCGCCTCTGCAGCCGACACATCCTGACCGCAGATTACATCCCATGTTTTTTCATCAGTAGCGTGTGTGAGTACATTCGCATCTGAAAGTGTAAGTAAGTCACCTTTTTTATAGGCTGTAGCGGTAGTTACTTTGGCATTGGCACGTCGTAACTTTTCATTGTCTAGGACCAGCTTTTTAGACTGGACCGTAATTTTTGGAATAACCTGGCTCATGAATTATTTCCCCTTGTTTTGTTCTGCGAATGCTTGTGCACCAGAAGTAAATTTGTGAGTGTCAGTGTGATTAGACTGACCACCCTGCCCCGGATTGGCTTGATGAGTGAACAAGTGAGCAAATGCCGGATTTACACTTGGTGTTTGTTGTGTCTGTGGTGTAGTTGGCTGCTGGCTACCTGCAGAAAATTGACGAAGTTGCTTTGCAGTAAAAGCAAAAACCGAATCATCCATATTGGTATAAGCTGTTTTATCTTCAGCACTAAACTGTGTTTTCAGTTCAGTTTCTAAAGCTGCAATTTCATCAGCACGCTTTTGTGCTTTGAATTGCTTAAGTTCAGCCAGTGCTTCATCACGCTCACGCTCTGCCTGCTCTTTGGCCTGTTGTGCTTTTTCTAATTCGGTCACGTCGGTGTCCTCTTTGGTTGGGTTTGGATTAGCTTTGCCCGAGAAGGCTTCGATAGTGGTTTGAGTGTCTGCACCTACACCGCAAATTGTGATTTCATGCACTCGCACATTTCGGAATACATGTAATGGACCAGTAAATTGCTGACCGTTTACTTCAACTGTTTTACCTGGTGCAATTTCTTCAATGGATTCGGGATCAGCCCACCAAGACATTTGAAATGGATATTCCTCATCGATGTCTTGCACGATTTCTTTAGCTTTTGCATTGCTAAGAAAATGACCTTTTGCCTTAAAGGTTTGATTGATTTCGTATGAAGTAGCCACACCGACACGCTTACCACCAAAATGCTCTTCAACAAGCCCGGTTTTGGGTTTTAGTTGCAGTCCTTGGAGGTCAATAACTACACCTGCACGGCCCCAGTAATAGTGATTGTCGATGCGACCACCGCTATATACTTCCGCCTCAAACGTACGGCGCTTTTTTTCACCATCTTCTACTGTAGTGATCGGAACATTTACAGCTGTAAACTGACAACGCAAATGCTCCTGATTAAGTTCAGGCATTTTTCATGCTCCATAAAAAAAGCACCCTATTGGGTGCTCTTCATTGCTTTCTATAATTAAATCAACTTTCTGAAATATATACATAACATTCAAAAAGACCTTTATTTTCAATTCCTAAAGTTAAAGTTGGATTTTCAGGCTTAGGTATATAATCTAAAGAAATACGATCTATTCGATGTCCAGTTTGCTCTCTAAACTCATGATATTTTTTATCTATGAGTGCATACAGCTCCCTTTTAAAAGCATTTTCTTCATGCTTAAGTATTACATCGTTCATGAGCATCTCCAGTTGGGTTTTGCTCATTATATCACCACCCCACTTGAACTCTGCGGACGGGTGCATACCTTTGGGAAGATAAATTTAAATTAATTCACCAATGCTTTAAGTGTGTAAACCATCTGTCCTTCAACCGTTTCAATCGAAATCACCTCAAAAGACAATCCTATTGGCATAAGAACACCGTCACCTGCATTGAGCATGTTCAAATCGATACCAATACCTTTGGTATTCTCAATCTGAATCACGATGTCACCAGCACTTTCAGCCATCAGCAACGGCGCATTCAACTGGACTGTCTGCCCTACCTGGTAGGCCGCTACTTGATTAAGAGTCAAAGCACCCACCACGGTTGAAGCCGTATTGCTTGCCAGAGCCTGAATAGCTGCCATATCGGTACTAAGCCAGCGTTTAAGTACATCATCAGCCAGTGAGCTTGTAGCAGAGTTTAAATAACTGCTTAGTGCTCCATCATTCCCTTGCACATAATCCAGAAAGGTGCGGATCGCACTTGGCCGGATACTTGGGTCTAGTGGAATAACCGTATTAGCCACCGTATCGAACAGGTCCCGAGTTTTATCATCCATTGGAGCAAACAGACTGGTGAGCTTTTTACTCGCCGTCCATTCAGCCTTAATGACCTCTTTCTGCTCGAGGAGATATTCTTTATCCAGACTTGAAGTGCTGATCTTTTTATCTACCAGCGACTCAAGCTCACCAAACTGCAACGGATGAGAACTCCAATCTAAGGCTTCAGCTATCTCAGGCAACTGATCATCTGGCGTAATGCCGTATTTCAATGCCTGCTTCTCGGTTAAAGCAATCACGGTGCACCGGCAACGGAAAGAAAGTGGCGGGGAATGTGTCAGCCAGAACGGATGATCAATCGGCAATACAATCCGGTTCAAAGCTAAATGACTAGGACGCACTCGACTATCATTGATCGCCGAATACATCAGATATGATCGTTTAGCTTTGTTCCTTTGCTGTTGTTGCCACCGACCATGACCGTAAGCACTTTGAATATTGGTACGAAATACATTGTCCAGGTAATACTTTGGCAGAATGATTTCAGATTCTTCAATTAGCTTCTGAAAATCCTTGAAAGTACCGCCGTCAGCAATGGATTTATTCACCGCCTTAATGACTGTTTCAATCTGCTCAAGACTCGATAGAAAGCTAACCGTAGTCGCCATCTGTCGGGTCTTAAGGTCCATTGAATAAAACTCATCAGGTAGCACGATCTTTTTACTGTGAGCGTACCGAAGCGCCTCAAGAAACGTGACTGGTTGCATAGCTTACTTCCCGTTTTGAGCCGTCACATACCCCAATACATCTGCAGCATACAAAGCTTGGTCCAGATTAGCTGTGAACTGAGTTTGTGTTGCTCCAGGTATTAACTGCATCAAGTTATAAGCCAGACTTTCTGGACTATCAGACTTGAATACCAATTCCTTGACCTGATCTGGTTTCAGTAGCTGCAATTCATCCTGACCATCAGTCAGTTCTTCAACTTCCTGCTGTTCTGGTGAGAGCTTGTTTGCTGTTGCCTTGAAGTTGAATGCCTGACGCGGTAATGCGGTGAATTGATTGAAGGCAGTTTGAGGCTGTTCAATCACATCACCATCTTCCAAACCATATTCACGCTTAAAGTATTGTGGCGTTAAGACTGCACCAGCATTCTTTAACTTCACATCACGATCCGCTTTAGGCTCTTCCAGTGATTTCTCTTCACCAATGATGACCCGGTGGCGTTCCCAGCCATTGATATCACATAGCGCGTTAATAATGGCTTGTATCGTTGGCATGATCATCCGGACATCGGCTTTATACTTTGAGTTTTGCACTTCAAGATGCACATCACCTAAAGCTCGCGAACCTGCGCCATCGGTACCACTGGTTAGAGTTTGACCCAGAATCACCTTTTGAATACGGCGCTCAAGGTTTTTGTCGAAGGCTTCGAAAGTCTGTGATGCGTTGCCATTGGTATTGGCTGTTTGGATTTCTACCGAATCTGTACCACTTAAAGCAATCACCGAACTGGCATGCGCTCTAAGTAGTGCATCACGCATATCTGTCGTCTTGCCGGCAGTTTTACCAACCAGCATTGGTAAGCCAAACTTTTCAACAAACTTGGCCCAGAACTTAAAGCCAGACGTTTTGAAGAACCAGACCCAGTACAGTCGACTTAAAAGAGCCTCACCTAATGGATTCTCATAAGTAGATTTACAACGTGTCAAAAAATGCTTGAAGCGCTGATCAACCTCCTGATCCTGCCGAGTTGTATTGTAGTTGGCCAGCAACATCAGACGACCATCATTCTTAGGCTCATACCATTGCATTGGCTTTTCACCAATCCACTTAAAACCAATAAACGGCGTAATGGTATTGCCATCAATATGTAGGCTCGGTTCCTCAGGCTTAGTATAGATGGCTTCTAATACAGAATATCCGTACCAACGAGCATTCTGTGCACCCAAAAGAATCTCAGACCACCACTCCCGCAAATGCTCCATAATGATTTTAGATTCCGGTCGGTCCATCGGCTCTACACGCCATGATGCGCTCTCAAGTTTATCCTGGCGTTTTTCAATGGCCTGATAAATCTCATCGTCATACATCATGACTTTTAAACGTGGGCGGGTAACGCCAGCTTTTCGCAGCACTTCATCGCCGTCTGGCATCTTGGTCAGATAACTGATTAAAGCCTGTTCAGCTTCATGAGAATACAGTGCACCAGCTTCAGGTTTTGCATTCTCAGGTTTTTTCCTTTTCTTAGACATAACTCAACCTTATGCAGCCGGAGGGCTGTAATTAATCGCAATTACTGCATCTTCAATCGCATCAATCAGCGTATCTACTTGGTCATCATGATCATGGGTAAATGCCGCATTGAATGCTTCACACTCTTCAAAGAATTCACCAACCCAATGAGCATCTTTAGGTACCATCACAAAACGATCTTCAGGTTTATCCTTATAGTTCGCTTCAAGATGGACTTGCACATCCATGAAACGGGATAGCTTGTCTGTATTGCGCTGGACTGGAATTACAGCAACGCCCGAGTAAGTACCGAGTGTTTGGATCAATTGGGTACCAGATGCCTTATCTTCTACTTTCATGTAGCGGATTGGTTTGGTATGCCAGGTGTATTCCTTGTGCTTATCCAGAAAGGCTTTAGCCTGACGATTCAGTTCTGGTGCTTCCCATTTACCGCGCAAGAGATCTAGCAAGTACAACTTTCCATCTATGCCCATGCCTACCAGCAGGAATACGGAATAGTCATTGTGCTCTTTGGTTTTCTGTGCTGTATCGACAAGGACAGCGCGCCACTGAAGCTCTGGAATATCTTTATAGAATCCAAACCATTCAGATTTAATCAGGTCACCGCCTAATTTCTTAGGCTGCTGCATGTACTGACTTGAGAATGTATAGCGTGATACCGTGGCACCTTCTTTATCCTTGCCACCCTTTTCAAGCTGTAATAAGGATTGAAGTGATTCTTTCTTTGGCCAGTAACTTTGGCGACCCTGCTCATCACGCTCTGCATCTCGCGGTACCAGCTTTTGAATATGCTCTGGCAGGGTTGTAATGTACTTATCATCAATCAGTGCCGGGATAGATATTTGAGTCCATTCACCTGGTAGATTTCCCGTCATAACAAAATTGGTTGGATCCTCAGTATGAAGACGCTGCATGATCATGATGATAGGTGTATCAGACTTAGCCTTACGTGAGTTCACCGTATTGAGCAACTTACGATTAGCGGCATCTCGTTTGATCTTACTGAAAGCATCTTCAGGCTTTAACGGGTCATCAATGATGATACAACCTGTAAAGCCATCATCTGCCAATGTCCCTGCTCGCCGTCCTGTTACCTGTCCACCCATGGAGGCAACATACACATGGCCAACATCATAGGCCTCAACCGTAATCTTCCATTCTTTCTTGGAGTCAGTACTATTGGAGACCGTTAAATCCCACATCATCCGATAGTCTTTGGACTTCACAATGTCACGCGCCGTATCTGATACACCCTCAACTAGTGATTGAGAAAAGGATAGATACAGAAATCGAGAGCGTGCATTCAAAGCCAAACCACGTGGAATTAGATTAGTTGTAAGCTCAGTCTTACCAGCACCTGGTGGAACATTGATAACAACGTTTGCAATCTCACCTGCAATGACCTGGTCAATAATCCATGAGATATAAACATGGTGCCAATTCACCGTAAATTTAAAGCCCATACGGGGCTTAAAGAATCGCCGGGTGAAATATAAATGCTCATCTTCACACAGCTTCTTTTCAACCTGTGTTTGCAGATCCATTTAATATTCCTCTTGGGCCTTCTTCACTGCAGCTTCAACTTGTTCTTGAGTGGCATGAACAACTGTTGTCTGTAATGCTTCACCATCTTTACCAGTAATTTCTTGTCGGTTAGTGAATTGACCACCTACATCCTTAGCAGCCTGTTCAAGAATCTTAAGTGCTAATTTTGCATTCTTGGTTTTTTCAAGTTGCTTCTGATATTGCTTAAGCCGGTAATACTTACTGGCAATTGGAATATCTATTAAACCTTCATCAAATTTCTTACGAGTCTGATTGAATAGATCTGCAAGTTTTTTCCCGAGATTGCGACCTGCATATTTAGTCGGGTCATAGTTTTCACACTGACGACGATCGATTTCGATGTTGAACTCTTGCTTGACCAACTCCGCAACTTCTTGAGGGGTATCACGGCATGCAAGAGCTTGAACAATAAATATTTTTACAGGCTCTTTAAGTGCTGCCATAAATCCCCCTTATGTCATGCTACGTCATGCAAAGTAGGCAAAAAAAACCCCCTTTAATCGGGGAGCTTTTTTAAATCATTTCAAAATGCCTCAATGCTTCTTCAACCTTACCCTTATGTTCTTCAGGACAAGGATGAACACGGTTATCTGGATCATATCTATTAGGTGCTTGCCTTTTAGTTAAACCATGCTGATTTTTAATATCTGCTATCCAGCAACTTTTAAAAGTACGCCCATGTTTTTCATTAAGGAATTCTTGAATTTGTTTATATGTAGCCATACGTGCCCTCCTTTAGATCAAATCTACGAAAAAATAAAATAAAGTAAAGCTAAAATCTGATCCCATTTTAATTAATCACACAGTTCCCACAACACGCAGCAATACTTGTTTCAGATACAAACGGCGCATTCTTGGCAATTTCAACGAGACGTTTCACTGAGTCATCTGCTCCCCATCGCTTAGTCTCACCAAAGAACACTTCGACATCGTGGCCAGCCAAGTAATGCTTAGGCAGCCCAGTCATATCGCTATAAATGATTTCGCCATCTTCATCACGCTCTACACCGATGTGGTAAAGCTCATGTTCAATCAAACGGCAGAATTCACGATCTGAAGCTTGTTCACAATAAGTGGCATCTACAGTAATCAGATATTGAGGCACAAAACCAAACCAATCCCGCATCTGTTGTTCTTGGCGTGCTTTCTTCCAGCCACCCACGTTAAACATGACCTTTTCACACTGGCCAAGCACCATACGCTTTTTCGCTAAGGCGGCAGATGAAGCCCAGGCGAATGCAAGGAACTCTTCATTGTCGTGAAGTAACTCAGCAATATGATCATGATCCGGATTATGCAGTTCACCACCTAAAGTGAGCCAATTCTTCACGACCCATTCTTTAAGTTCTGGTGCAGGTGCCAAGCGAATGGCTTCCTCTTTCTCGGCCTGATCAATCAGATCCGTCGGTGGGAATGGTCTGAACTGTTCCATGTGATGCCTTTAAATTTCTAAGCCACTGTATGGCCCTGTTGGATGATGAGATATCAGATACTTCAAAGCGTATATACCGATATCCCATTTCTTCAGCATGATCATAACGATCTATGCTCCAGGCTTTAGTAGCCAGTTTACCTTTACGGCCACCAGACCATGGACCACCAGCAATTTCAATCAATCTGAGATAGCCAACCAGGTGTAGATCAAAACGCCAGTGTTTAGTGGTTTTAAAATGAAAATATTCTTCGTATTTGATTTCCATTCGATCAAGGATCTCTTTGAGCCGATCGAATGCTTCTAAGTATTTCTCACTGGCTTTAGGTAGTGGTCTATTGCGAGGTTTGTTTTTAATTAGGTCTTTATCAGTTAATTTTTTATAGTGCTTAGGATCCATATAAAGCGAACCGCAAATTCTTAATACGCTCCTTCAACTTAATCATGATTCCATCAATTGCCAGCAGCTCATTGCGTGTCAATCCAGATCTACTGAGGTTCTGATACTTAGACAGCTCAGCACTGCAAAATTCTAAGTCTTGTTTAGCTTGTACTTTGTCTGTCATGGGTACCACCAATAAGAAAAGAAAAACCCCTCAACATCTAGAATGCGAGGGGCTTTGATTGCCGTAATACGTCCGGCGAATTTTAGTCAAAAAAAACCCACATCATTGGGGTCGATGTGGGCGAAACTTGAAATCCAAAATGTGGAGATTTTGAATAATCGGTAAGATAATATGTATTATATTTGAGATCTAACTCGTTTTAAAAATAAACTATTAATTACTAAGTGATTTTAACGATTAAATTGAATTAAGTCACTTTATTTCTTTCAAACAATTCCGACACACCTTGATTTCTTCATCATCAATTGTGTAGTCAATCTTAGTCGCACCGTGGAAGCCGAATAAACACATCAGTAATCTAAGCATAATTTTACTCCTGGACAATCAAGCAATCATGTCGCAAGAAATGTCAGTTATTTTCACTTATAAAACATGAATTTATAATATTAATTGCTGAAATAATGTCATTAACTTTGTCGAACTAAGCAAGATTCCTTCCTGGTTAATCAAGCATTTTAATTTGGTATGATTACACTAATATTTCTCAGGGCAATAAAAAAGCCCACCATTTGGCGAGCTTTCCTTGATGCTTAAACCTATTTTTGACATTTCACGTTAAACTGGTATTCGTCTTGAGTGACCTTAATTTTAATATTTTTATATTTTCGTTTATTTGGATCCATTGCTGAGCCAGCTACTTCCTCAAAAAAGCTACGATCATTCATTAGCTCGCCATACGCTTTATAGCCTAATAAAATCTTTTCAGGCTTTTTGCCTTCAGCCACTAATTTACCGAGAGTATCTTCTAGTTTTTTAACAGTTAAAATCGCCATTTCAATTAGAGCTCAAAAACAAAAAGACATTATCACTTAATTTTATGAATAAATAATGTCAAAAAAGCCCACCATTTGGCGAGCTTTCTTTAATAACGACAGTGCAATTAACTTACACTTCGTCGACTGTAGCATGAATATCGCATACCCCGTATATACACGTCAAGCACATTTTTCACTCGCTTCTTTTTTGGCAAATTTGTCAAATTTAAAGTGAGGATAACGGGATTTAATAAAGGCCAATCCGCACTTAATATCCTGCTGAATCTGTGCAATGTGGGTATCGTTGCTCTCAGCAATATCCCGAATAGAATTACTCATCACATAGTGCGACCAGATAGCACTAATCCATTCCTGAACAATCTCATCATCAATAGATTGCAGATCCAAAAATAGCTTATGAATTGCACGCGCCTCATTGTTGTCTAATTGACAGCATGTACCTGTACGGCGTACACGTAGACGATCAATCAGTGATTCATCACGCATATACATCGCAAGCAAATCTTCACGCTGTTTTTGAGTAATACGCTTGGTTGGCATGGTCTTTACAACCATCACCATCACTTCGCTATCACCATTGATCCAAGCCCCAAGCTGACGTGACCAGTCTTCAAAGCTAAACTTGCCCCAATTCGTCGCCTGCATAATCGTTACTGCTGCATTCATCGTATTTCCCCTACCATCATCTCTATCTGCTGGATCGCGTGACCTGACTTCACTTGATCTGTACTAAACCGTATTACCTGAAAACCCATCATTGTTGCTGCGTTATACTTTTCCATGTCTCCAAGGTAGCCTTTACCCCTTGTGTGCCTTCCTCCGCTCCATATCCCGCCTTCAATCTCTACCAGAATCTTTTTATCAATTAAGTGAAAATCTGCTCTCCACTTGCGATCAGGATGAAAATAAAACTCCTGCTCAAACTTAATTTTTAATGTCTTTAATTCTCTGGCCAGCTTCGCTTCAAACTCATTCGGTACTTTTTCGCCTTTGACCTTAGGGCGTGTGGAGCGCCCTTTAGGTCTAGTGGCTTTCACCATTTTTTTGTATTCAGCGATTGAGTAGCTGGTCATGTATCCCCCACAGCACGCACTCCAAATAGCTGTTTGGTCTTTTCTGTAGCCACATACAACCTGGTGCAGTGATTACATCTAAAAGCCAAGTAGCCCGCCTGAACCAGACCGCGCAATTTTTGATTTAAAGAAGATCTAGTTTTGTCATATACATGCTCTTCAAGCTCAGCTGACGTGACCTCATGTTTAGAAAAGGCCACATACACTAGGATGTCTTTGATTTCTTCGAATCGTTGGATGCTTGGTATGTTCACGCTGCACCCCCAAATAAATCAGGTTGAGCAGCAGCTGGATTCATCCATAAACATTCAATTCGTGTATCAGTCCCACGACCAGATGAAATCCGGGCTTTATTTTCTACTTTCTTCCAACCTTTAAGCACGTCGTCATATAAATCAGACTGATAGCCAGAAAGCATGACCATTCCATCAAGATCGATCAGTGTGTTTAGAAGATTTAAATGGTCTTTATCATTCATCTCATGACGATAAACGCGTCCAGTTTTGGCGCCTTCATAACGGGTATCGTGAACATATGGCGGATCCACATAATGTAAAGTGGTAGGTGCATCATGATCTTTAAGAATTTGGATTGCTGGACGGTTCTCAATTAAAACTCCACTCAATCTCTGGCCAATCTGACTTAGATGTTCTGGATAAGTGGTCCACAATGACTGAGCTGTGCCGTACTGGCGCTTGGTATCAATACGGAAACCAGTAATCCCCTTAGTCGCCCCTGCAGATCCAAAGCCCATCTGAGCACGAATAATTGTTCGACGTGCACGCTCTACTGAATCCTCAGTAGCTTCCCAGGAATTTTCAAATTCCTCACGGCTGTAAGGCGTTAAAATTAATTGCTCAATAAGTTTTTCTCTCGAGCTAGATTCTCGAAGCACCTTAAAAAGATTAACTATGTCGCCATCGAGATCGTTATAAACTTCAGCGTACGCTCGTGGCTTTTGCAGAAGAACTCCAGCTGCTCCTCCAAATACTTCGGTATAACAAGTATGATTTGGCATTTGAGAGATAATCCAATCAGCTAAACGAAACTTTCCACCGTGGTACCGGATTAATGGATGATTCATCTTCACACCCCACCCCCTACGCTTTGCCCTACACGCTGATCCATCCAATTACACTCAACTACGGTTAAGCCTCCATCCTGGAATCTGGACCAGAGACGATCTCCTAAATCTTTCTTCAACTCATCCAATGTCAAGTTGGAAATCAGCATGGTTGGCTTCATACGGTCATAACGTGCGTATAAGACCTTGTGGACCAGCTCTCGCCGCTTATCGCGGTCATGTAGTCCGTATTCATCCAGAATCAACAAGTCATACTGGCTGAAGTCATAGATCACTGATTTCTCGGTAACGTCAGGAACTTTTCTATCCCATGCATCCATGATTCGCTGGGCTAATTCTTCACTGGTGATGTAGCGCGCGTGCTTTCCCTTGTTGAGCAATGTCCGAGCTGTTGCGCAGCTGAGATGAGTTTTTCCTGTACCAGTAGGTCCTACCATCACAAAGTTATTTTTGTGGCCACTGATCATGTTTTTGGCAAAGGAAACAACCAGATTCAATGCATTCTGTTGACCAGCATGCTGAACGATATAATTCTTAAAACCTGACTCAGCATGACGTTCTGGAAGCATTGCACCAGCAAAGTGTTTTTCACGTACGGTACGATCAATTTCGGCCTGTGCATTTCGCTTTTGTTCTTCCAGGAACTCTACGGCGCATTGTGGGCACTTCTGGAATGGCCCAGCTTGTACCATAGGGGTTTTGTGTTTCGAGCAGATCTCTTGTGTTTGTTTCAATCCCTGATTCAGCATCGACATTGCGTTCATACGAAGTCCTCCGGGATATGTACTGGTGAATTCACTGGTGCATGTTGCTTTACCGGTTGATTGTTCCAGGCAGTGTTCACATCCAGATTAGAATTTTGTTTTTCAGAGGATTGATATGTTTTTTGAGTGTATTTACGTTTGATCCACTTCACAAAGTTTGAATACATCTGGGTGTCTGTAATCAAGCCTGCGTTCAAACGTGGTTCGTAGTGAGCATTCACTTCAAGCAAAATCTGATTCACCAGCTCTTGAGTCATCGGGGTTTCACCTGATCGCTGTAACCAAGAATTCAGAGAATGTAAATCTGGTGTCCAGAGATTTAGAACCTGATCAACCGAATTTTCCTGTGCGTTTCTCTCTTTAAAGTTTTCTTTAAATGTTTCTTTAAGTGTTTCTTTAATAGTGCCCCGTTCAACGGTACTGGTCCCATCACCTTTCGCGGTACTAGTCCCGTCCCGTTTGGTAGTACTAGTCCCATCACCTTTAAGGGTACTACCATCATTCGGTACTAGTCCCCTTTCGCGGTACTGGTCAGGAGTAAATTGATATTCGTTTAGGCAACCTGTTGTTCTCTCAACTTTGATTAAACCCAGCTCTTCCAGATCACGAATACATGCCATAACTGTATCGCGTTTTTTGATACCGCAATATTTTTGAAATTGAGTAATAGCAATTGGGTGTGATGCGCGGTCAAATCCTATAGTCTGGCGCATGACAAACATTAAACACTTGAATGCCTTGTCGTTTAACTGGGCCATGATCTGGCCGTCAATTAACGTGTTAGGCATTTTGGTGTAGCGCTGTTCTTTATTCGACATAGCTTTGCGCTCATTTTTTGGAAAATGAACTACTTGCCCTTGAGGTATTGGTGGTTCATGTGCTAGATTTGATTTCATATTCATTGGTTCCAATCATTAATGAATTGAATAAGCCTGACCTCGCACATCAGGCTTTTTCTGTTTGTAGAGCTGATAAATACTTTGCACACTCACCTTTCATGGCTTTACGCAAAGACTGAATTTTGTGTTCAATTCCTTCCAGGATGTGATCTGTCTCATCCATTTCAGCAGGTGTCACCACACCATCTTCCAAAGCAGACAAAACCTGCTTATTCGCTGCGCCATTCCCAACATTCATACCCAGCAGTGACTCAAGAACACCCAATTCATGACCCTTACCCTCTGCCGCATCTACTGGAACCAACATAAAGCCCAATTTATGCGCCCATACTTTTAATGGAGCTGGGTTTTGTGTATAGGTCAGCATCGCTTCAAATGCTTTTAGACTTGGCAAATGGTTTTCCATATTTGGATTGGCATAGTTCAGAACTGTGTTATGAGAAACACCGGCAACATCAGCTAACTCCTTTGGAGTGATGCCATTAGATTGGTGCACCATCTTGTGTAAAGCAGCTTTGGTTTCTTTTGATATATCCATGTGAACACCTTGATTAAGTTCACGTTTAATAAAAACGCTTACTGGTTGATAATTGGTTTAAGCAGTGAGCGATAAAGCTTGATTTCGGATGTAGTCAAAATCCACATCTGGACACAATAAATCGCAGCTCACTTGACCATTGCTTTCCTTGTCAATTTTGATTGCTAAAGAAGCACCACACTTGCTGTTGCCATACATAATTTGATTTAAGTAACCAATCGATGTTTGGCAGCGTATAGCGAATGCTTTTCGCTCACTAAGGGTTAATTGACTTAGATAGTTTTTTAGTTCGATTGTTTGGGAAGAAGACATCTTAATCTCCTTTACTAATTAATTTAGTAAATGCTAATTTTTATCACTTAATAAGTCAATAAAGATTTAGTATTTGCGAATTTACTTTTTACTAAAAAGTCTGTGAAATACATAAATGGACATAATTTCTTTAAGACGCGCTAATTTACGCCAGGCTATTGATGCCAAATTAAAATCTGAGGGTTTTTCTTCGGATGCTGCTTTCTGTGAGCATTACGACCTTAATCCAAGCTATATATCTCAACTTGTGAAAGGTCATGGGAGTTTTGGTGAGCGTGCAGCTCGTAATCTTGAGAAAAAGGTTGGATGGGAGCCTGGTTCATTAGATAAGGAATCGCCAGAAATACAGGCTACAGAAGTTGCACCAGTTTCAAATGTTAGACCGTCAAGAAGGAAACTAAGAAAAATTCCGGTATTAGATTTTGTTCAAGCTGGTATATGGCGGGAAGTTGTATACGATGGTGTTCATCCAAAAGATGAAACATATACAAGCTATGAAGGCAAAGATCCAAATGCTGTTTTCTCATTAGAGATTGATGGCTTGAGTATGGCGCCTGAATTTATGCCAGGTGATGAAATTGTTGTAGATGCAGCCTTAGATCCAAAGCCTGGTTCATTAGTCGTTGCTCAGGAAATTCAGCATGGTGTAGCAATGACTACATTTAAAAAATACCGTGTTGTTGGGGTCAATGAGCATGGAGTTGATATTATTGAGTTGGTTCCACTAAACCCAGACTTCCCTACTTACAACTCGTCTCAAATTGAAATTTCAATCATTGGTGTTGTTGTTCAACATCATAAAGATTTTAAATATTAATCAAAAAGTAAGTCACCGGTGACTTTGTGGAAATAAAAAGCCGCTATATGCGGCTTAGATAATATTATTGAGTTGCATAGGGATGTTCAGGAACTTAATTAATGAGGAAATAGCTAATAAATATAATGCAAAAAATTGAAATAAATTCGCCCAAGATCAGTCATGTGCTTTACCAGCATCATCTACTGACAATAGTGCTTAAGACAGGTGAAAGATTTCTTTACCGTTTACTTGAATCCACTACTTTTAATAAGTTCATGGATTCGGCTGACAAAGACAAATTTTATAAAACCGAAATTGAATCAAATAAAGAATTTAAGAGAATTCGGATTTTGGGGTAATGAGGACAAACTATGGATCTAAGGTAGAACTTTTAAGTGCTTAAAAAATTATCCAAGGTCATACATGTGCACTAAAGTAAATGGACTTTTTAGTCCATTTAAATTGATACTGGTCCTTTCTTACTCAAATATTAATCTCAAGATTTATTAATCACCAACAGTTTACTTAATTAACCAATTTCTCTTGCTTGGTTAAAGATTTATGTGTTATTTTCCGACTAAGTTAAAGTTGGATATAAGCATTAATGGAAAAATTGCTCAAAGAGAAAATTATAGAAACACTCTCAACAGAGTTTAAGTCATCCGATTTGGCTCATTTAGTCAGCTGTCTATATGAAAGTATTGCTGGTGCTACAAAGTTTGCTGTAGAGCTTTGCCCTACCAAGGAAATACAAAAACCATTTCTTGGTCAAGCGGAGCATTTTTGTATACAGCAAGCTGTTAAAACAGCAGCAGATCATTCAGGATTTGATTTTGAATTGCGAGAAACAAACCCTCAAGGCGCTCATTATCCTATTATATCTTCGAACTCCTTTATGATTGCTGTAAGAAAAGCATCTACGCCAGCTTCATGGGCAAAAACAAACTACATTAGAGAGTTATCGACATTAAACTTAATTCACGAGGAAAGTCATAGTGATTTGTTTAAACGGTCTTATCCAGATAACCTAAACACAATGTTTATGATCTTGAGTGTATATATTTCATCTGATCAACACGTTGATGCCACATTGCTAATTCCAAGCTCGGATCTAAAAAGGGTTCACTTTGCAATCCCATTAGATAAAGTTATCGAAGCTTCAGCCTCCTTAACTAAGAACAAAGTTGTTGAACCTGTTGTTAAATTAAAAAAGCAATTATCAGAGTTGGATAGCCCTAATATTGTTCAGCAAAAATTTGGTAGTTAAAATGAACGTCAAATTCAATCCTTTAAGATTAATTGAGGCTCGCGAAGCTAGAGGGATAAAGCAAACAGCCCTCTCCTCAATTATTGGATATTCCACAACCTCCATTTCGAAATGGGAAAATGGGCATATTGAGCCTGACACACAGTCACTTGATGCCATTTCGAGTGCCCTAGGTTTACCAATGGAATGGTTTTTTCAACCATCTCTTACTGCTTCTTCTGTCTATCACTTTAGATCACAATCCGCAGCGACCAAAACTGCTCAAGAAATAGCAAGAATTAGGCTTAGATGGACAGCAGAGTTTGCTAATAAACTTGTTGAATGGGTTGATTTACCAGAAGTAAATCTAATTCCATCACCATCTAGGGAGAATGCGTTAAACCTTACAAATGATGAAATTGAAGCATATGCCCAAAAGCTTCGTGAACATTTAGGTTTAGGTGTAAACCCAATACCCAACCTAACTCAACTCCTGGAAGCATCAGGCATTATTATTGTTTGCGAGGAATCAGGCTTTACTAGCATGGATGGTGTCTCTGCATGGATTGATGGAAGACCTTATATTTGGACTGCATCGGATAAAGCTAGTTGTGTAAGAAGTCGTTTTGATATAGCTCATGAACTTGGACACATTATTCTACATAAACATCTAACTGCTGAAGATTGCAACTCAATAAAACATAAAAAAATTGAGGATCAAGCCCATCTTTTTGCAGGCTGTTTTCTCATGCCAGCAATAGCTGCATCCTCCTTATTTCGGGTGATAACACTTGATACACTATTAGCTCAAAAGAAAAAATGGGGAATATCTGTAGGAGCTATGATTTCACAATGCTCTAATGCAAACCTCATTAATGAAGAGCAGACTTTACGATTAAGAAAAAACATGAGCTTCAGAAAATGGAGGACAAGAGAGCCTTATGATGATTCCATGACACCCGAGAAACCAATTTTATTTGAAAAATCTATAAAATTATTACTTGAGCATGGTGGATTTAAGAAAACAGATATCATCTCTAGATTTGGATTACCTAGAGTTGATATTGAAAAATTAGCGGCATTACCCAATGGATTCCTAAGCGATAATACTGATCAGGAATTGGTTCAACTGAGGAGAACAAACCTTAAAATTGTTTAACGGTTATTAAATAGCCTCTCCTCCGCTAAATCAGCGGTTTTATTGTGCCTAATAAAACCCTCAAACAACCCACCCCAGCGGTGGGTTTTATTTTAAATAGCTACCAAGACAAAATAAGAATACACCTGGCAACATACATAAGAAGCCAGCAGCCTGTGCATCCATATAATTCTTGATCTTTTGATGCAAAATATGAGGTCCGAAAATAATCCCTGCAAAGCACAATATAAACCCTGTAATTATTAAAAATGATGACATGTTCCTACCTCTTTATTTTTCTTAATTTTATCCTATTTTATACAGTTTTTCTTTTTCTCAGACTGACTTATAATTCAAAGTCCAATAACAATAAAACTATAACTATGAAGCACATCACGTTTATCCCCCTGCTCTTATCTTTAGCTTTCACTGGCTGCCAGAAGCAACCAGATGAAGATATAGATCCAATCACAACCACAACAGCTCTTGAGAACTCAGATAATATTCTTAGTAAATACCTGGAAAAGTTAGATTCAGAGTTCACCACTCAAGATGTGCGGATTAAAATTTTATGCAGAGACTACCCGCGTGAGTATGAAAAGAACTATATGCCTAACTTGTTGAAGCTCTCACCAGGTGAATACAGTGAGACAGTGCTCTTGGCTGACATGGATCTAGTTCTAGATCACTACAAGCAGACAAGCAATATCCAATGTTAGACGTTTCTTCCTACTGAAATATCGCCCTACTACACTAGGTTCAAGGCCAACCATGGCAAGGCCTGTAATAACAAAGTAAAGCACTACTAACCCACCCCAGCGGTGGTTTTTTCTTTATGTAAGGTAAGTGTAACCTTGTCTTTAAACGCTACATTATAACAATTAGTATAAAGATACCTATGATTCATAAATAGAAAGGTAAGTCTCAATGAAATATCTGTTAGGCGCAGCATTGTTAGGATTGGCGATTACTGGCTGCACTTCAAATCCAAAAAACGAAGTGGTACAAGAAAAAGTTGTGAGCAATACTCCAGCTGAAACTCAGGTAATTAACTTTACTGGTCCAATGGATCTTACAGTTGAATTGAAATCTTCAGATAATTTTGAAACTGCAGAAATGACAGATAATTCTGGCAAGGTTTATCACCTTAAACGAGCTATTTCAGGAAGTGGTATGCGTTTAGCCAATGATGATGGTGTTTCAATTCACTTCAAAGCTGGTGAAGGTATTGTAGAGTTTATGAAAGACAAACCTATCAGTATTACTGAATACAAAAAATAAGATTATTGCTCTAGGACAACCCACCCCATTGGTGGGTTGTCTTTTTATTATATGAAGTAATATTCCTATCAGTTTAAAATTATAATATATGACGCTGTAGTCTAAAAATTGTTTTTCCATCTCTCTTAGTACAAATACGGACTAACTTAATGAATAATATTAACTTTAAGAATTTCGAAGAGGCTGGCCAAGCTATTTTAAAATTCTTATCTCAACGATTTGGATTTAAGTTATGGATGATTACCCGTACTGAAGGTGATGACTGGATTGTGTTACTAAGTGAAGATAATGGCTATAACGTTAAGCCAGGACAAGTATTTCGATGGGCAGATTCGTTCTGCTCACACATGGTACAAAATAATGCGCCCCGCATTGCCCCTTACTCGCCCGATGTTCAAGTTTATACAGATGCACCAATAAATAAACTTGTCACTATTAAAGCCTATATCGGTCAACCTCTTTTAAAAGAAGATGGTTCCTTGTTTGGCACTCTTTGTGCAATTGATCCCGAACCTCAGTCTAAAGTCCTTGTTGAGGATGCTCCATTGTTTGATCTTATAGGAAAGGTGCTTAGTTACACGATTCAAGCTGAATTAAGAGCAACCGAACACATACGTAAAGCTGAACGCTTTGAAATGGAAGCATTGTCTGATCCAATGACTGGACTTTATAACCGTCGTGCTTGGGATCGATTAGTTGAGTTAGAAGAAGAACGGTGTAAGCGATATGGTCACCCTACTGCTGTGCTTATGATTGACCTAAATGATCTAAAGATCACTAATGACAATCTAGGACATGCTGCTGGTGATGAGCTGATCAAAAGAATGGCTGTAGCTTTAAAAGGCATAGTACGTAGCAATGATATTATTGCTCGCCTAGGTGGTGATGAATTTGCCGTACTCAGTATCGAAACTAATCTGCAGAATGCTGAGAAGCTTGTAACAAGAATTCAAAATGCTTTTGCGAAAGCTGAAGTTAGTGCGGCAATTGGTCTTGCAATGCGAAATCCAACATATGGATTATCCACCGCCATCATAGAAGCTGATAGAAAAATGTATCAAGATAAAATCTTAATTAAATCTATTAATAATGATTGATAAAAAGCCGCATACCCGAGCGGCTCTTGGATCGGGTGGAGAAAAGAATGAGTAATAGCACTACATTAAGTGGGCCAATTGAAATTAAAGACAAGTCGGTTGAAAGAGTTGCATTGGAATTAATGCAAATAATTTCAGAATCTGAAAGGGTGGTTGATAAGGAGAAATTCCGGAAACCAAATTCAAGAGAATATTATTTAAAACTCTACAACCAATGTCATAGAGTTATAAGCTGGAATGGTGTGGATGTTAAGGCTGTTTTGGAGGAGAGCAATTCTTAAATAAACCTTCCTCGATTTCTTTTATATTCGCAATGATAATAGAGGCATCAGTAACACCAGCGCCAATTAACTCAACTACAAGTTTTAATTTTTCATTGTGATCTAGCATAACAAACTCCAAACAACCCATCCCTGTGATGGGTTTTCTTTTGTCTATTAAAACATAAAAATTAGCAAAGACTTAATTTTCACTAAATTTATTTAGTAATTACTATTGACAGTTTATTTAGTAAATACTAAATTACATTCACAGACAACAAAAAGCCCCAGCGTTGCGCTAACAACCTGGAGCATGACCCACTCTCTCTCAGTGAGTAAAGAAATTATGAATGCAAAATTGACTCCACACAATAGCGTGAAGGTGACTCTTGTTGCTACTGCCTTAACTGTAAGCGCATTAGCGTTTGGTTGGCATGCTGACTTTGGTATTGGCCAAGCAGCACCAGCTCAAAATATTCAATCTGAATATGGCATCGTATCTTTAAAAATGCTGGATGACGTACGCGGTGAAGCAATCTTGAATCTTGATGGCTTTCGTTTGGAAATCACTTCGTTTGAAGTTGCAGCACATCCAGACGATTACGGTGTACCAGGTTCCGAGTTCACCAATGTAGAAGTAATAGAACTTGGTGAAATCAAGGTATTCGATGCCAATGGCAATCCATATAACGACTTCACTGATTATCAGGATCACCGCGAAATCAACGCAATGATCGCTGGTTATATCATGAAACACCGTCTGGTGGAGGTGCAGTCATGATTCTTAAATCTGCCGACCAAATCTTTGAAGCACTTTTGAATGGCCAGCTGGTTTACTGGTGTGAATATGGCTCTGATGATTGGTCCCCGCTTAATGACCAAGCACAAGTTAATTTTGCTGATCTTTACACCGGCTTCCTTCAATTCAAAGCAGATGAGCTACCTGTAATACCAATGCCGGTAGAATTTGGCTCAACTCATCGTTATTTCTCTGAATACATCAAGACCTTTGAAGGACTTGAAATCTATCGAGTGGGTAAAACTCGTGCGAGTTATTTTGCCCTACGTGTCAAAAGCTCAGGAACCATTGCTGACTATTTCTGCAATACGTTGATTTACTCCATCCAACCTAATGGCTCCCTGAAGAAAATGCATAAGTCTACAGCTCCACAGTGGATTCTAGATGGTTTGGAAAATGCGCGAGTCGCCATGCGCAAAAATAAACGACATCAAGTTTTAGAAAGTACCGGCTTCTTTAGGTCTGAGGACTATAAGAACTTTAAACGCAAAAACCGTCAGCTAGGAGTACGTTGAGATGCCGATTAATATTATTCCAGCGGATCAACCGCTACTGGTTCAAGCCATTATCGTTTATCTGTACGCAGATCCGGGCTTGGGTAAAACATCAATTGGCTTCACTGGTGAAAAAGCAATTTCATTCGACTTTGATAAAGGTTCTCACCGTACTGGTGAACTACGTCGCGGTGCTGTAGTCCAGGTCAATCAATGGGCTGATGTGGCTAACCTGACTATGCAGGATCTGGAACCATTTAAAACGATTGTGATTGATACCGTTGGTGCAATGCTTGAAAGCATTAAAACCCACTTATTACTAAATAGCACAAACAAGCAGAAAGATGGCTCTTTAAAACTTAAAGCCCAAGGCTTGGCCAATAACATCTTCAAGCAATACGTGAATACGCTAATTGCTTCAGGTAAAGACGTCGTTTTCATTGCCCATGCTTCTGAAGACCAAAACGGTGACCAGGTAATTTACCGACCAGATCTTGGTGGTAAGAACCGTAATGAGCTGTACCGCATTGCAGATGTGATGGGTTACCTGACCACTGTGCAAACAGGTGAAGGCAAGCATGAACGTGTGATCAGCTTTAGGCCTTGCCCTAGTCACCATGCCAAAAATGCAGGTGGCTTAGGTGGTGAAACTGGTGAAGTGTGGGTTCCAGACTTAAAAGCAAATCCCTCTTTCCTGGCTGATCTCATCAAGCAGGCCAAAGACCACATCAACACCATGACACCTGAACAGCTTGCATCAATGAAGGCACAGGAAGATTTAGATAACTGGATCCAGAGCTGTGCTGAGGCTCAGTATGCCAGCGACCTAAACCAACTTACTGAGTCTATCGATAAGAACCATACGTATTACAAAAATATGCGTGTTGCTCTTAAGACCAGAGCTGACGAAATGAAGTGCACCTTTGATATGCAGCGTAATGCATGGGTAGATCCTGCTGAGTTCTTTGGCATCAATGACCAACAACTGGCTGAGCTTCAGGACTTCATCGATGAGCGCGGCCTTGATGCCAAAACTGTATGTGAGCATCTCGGTATTGATGCACTCAATCAAATTGAAGCCAGCAAACTGGCGGTCGTACAACAAGAAATTGAACAATTAGCGAAAGAAATGGTGAACGCATGAATATTTTAAATAGCAAAGAAGCTTTTGACGCAATGATGGCTGGCCGAAATATCATGTGCCGCGCTGTTGGTGAATTAATGGATTTTGATGATCTATCTCAATTCCCTGCCACTATTTTCGCTATGCCAGGCTATGAGTTCTGTATCAAGGTTGAGACCATGGAGTTGGCAGGTATTACATTTGCTAAGCCTTTGACTCTTGATGACGTGGTGGAAGGTCAGGAAATTTTCTTGGTTTATCCCAATCACATTGCACATACTCAATTCACTTCACTATCTGGAAAGTATGTTGAATGTATAAAAAATGGTTTTGCCCAGATGGATCAGGAGAATGCTGAATTACAGCTACAAGCAATTGGTAAACTTCTTGGGCGAACTATTGCTTACCCTTTGACGATAGAAAGTCATTACAAGCCTGAAAAGAAACGTCGTAGTCGAAAAGCCAAGGAAGATACTGAACAGCCTGGTATTCCAACTGGTCCAGATAATGCTGTACCAAATATTGAGAAACGGCCTGAGCTAGAAGTAGTTCAATCTGTTGAAGCCATAGAGCAAGAAGCCACTGTTAATACTGAAGCACCTACAGAAACTGAAGAAGATTCGGTTGAAACTGACCCGGTAAAGCTGGTTGAAAAGTTTACAGCGCAAATTGACCAGTTTACTAAGGTTGATGACGTTCTTTCATTCCGCCACGTATTTCTGGCTAATGGATACTTAGATCAAAAAGATCAACAGCATTTGTGCAAGCAGACTGAAGATAAATTGCTTGAACTGAATCCTGAGCAATACACGCCTAAGGTTGAACCTGAGTCAGTCATCAAAGAACTAGTTGAACCCGATCAACTAAACATAATTGAAGAAATCGAACATCAAGCCACTAAAGACGTTCAACAAGCTATTTGCAAGGATGCGATGTCAGGCAATGGAAAATCAAGCTATCCAATCGATATGCTTTATACCAAAAAGAAACAGGTACTGATCAATCGGATCTATGACATGAATTCAGTAGAAGCTTTGGAGCGATTAGCACCAGCAATTCCTGCGGCTAAATTACTTCCCGCTGATCATCAAGAATTACTCGGCATATATGCACAGCGCAAAGAGATTTTGATCCAAGCTAGTGAAACTGGTGAAGCTTCATGATCTATCAATATTCCTCTAAAACCCGAGTCGTGCTAATCCAGCATGGCTCCAAAATCAAAAAAATGTTGGGGATTGAGATGATTTTCAAAATCAAAAAGAAACATGAAGCTGGTTTCAAACTTTGGCTGGAAAAGCTGGGTTATGCAAAGAAAGAACTTGCAGATGGTAGCGCTACTTTTTCAGGCAAAGGCACACGTAAAGCACTGAGCTATGTGTTTTTAAAGAACGATTTAACAGGCAATGCAGCATGCCAGATGCTATTTGGTGAATATGAAATGCATCTGCGCTGCCCAAATGTTTCGAGTGAAACCAGCGAAAACTTAGCAAAGATTGTGGCTAATCGGATTATGAAGGCGGTGTGATGGATAGTACTAATCAAGTAGTTAAGCCAACTCCCTATGACGATGCTCAGTTTCTCTGGTGCACCAAATGGTGTGAAGAAAAAGGTTTAAGCCCATACGATGCTAAAAACTGGGCTGATGCGAAATTTGAATATTTAAAACTGCAGGAGAAAAACAGTGACTGAAGTTCAAGAAAACATTGCTATATCCAAAGGTCAGGAAGAAAACGTTATTGATAGATTTATTGCTGACGGTGGTTTTGATCAGGCTTTTAAGGATGTGTTTGGTTTACCGGAATCAGTACAACAAAGTTTAAAAGAGGTAACTTAATGGCTCGATACACCATCACCGTTGAAGCCGAAAGACCGCCTCAAATTATGCTGGGTCAGACTATCGGTGGTGCAACGGTGAAGGAGCTTAAAGAGGTTGAAGTCGAACTGGTTTCAGCTTCTTATCTGGCTCAAAAATACAATCTGTCAGTGACCACGATTCGAGAAAAATTAGTTTCGATTAATCAAGGCACACAAGGCAAGGCGCTATACAATCCAAAGTTGGCCCATGACCTGCTGACAACCAAAGTTAAAGTAGGCAGACCGAGAGCTAATTAGCTCTCACTGTCGTTAAACATTTCCACTAAATCCTGAGCATCTGGATTGTAATAAGTATTCACCAGCATTGAGATAGTTTTGTGGCCAGTAATTTTGGCTAGCACTTCAACCGGTAATTTTCTCACCTTCACCATTCTTGTGATGGCTTCATGTCGTGAATCATGGAAGTTGATATGTGTAAGCCCTGCTCTTTTCTTTGCTCTCATCCATGTAGCACAACATATCTGTTTATCAATAGGTAGAAGTTTATCTGTTCCTTTAGGTAATAAAGAAAGCAGTCTTTTGGCTTCACCAGATAAAGGCACGTTTCTGGATTCACCATTTTTTGTCATCGGTAAATGCACAAAGCCTTCTTTAATATCCTTCCTACGCATTGCCAGTATTTCACCCTGACGCATAGCAGTTTCCAGAGCAAATCGAAATGCCCATGCTACATAGTGGCGTGACGTTTCTGGTGTTGTAGATCCATCCCAGCTTAACGCCTTTAGCAACAATTCTTGATCTTCTTCTGTAATACGCTGGCTTCTGGATTTTTCCTTGCTCGGCATAGTGACCGCATGCCAGACGTTAGAATCAATCAAAAACAGTTCTTTCATGGCATAGGTAAACACGGCTGAATAAATGGCGTGTTCATTCCTGAGTGTTGCTATCTTCACTTCTTTTTTACGGTTATTTCGCCATTCTGCAATGTCAGTAGGCTTGAAATCATAAATAGACTTGTCAGCTAAATTTGGTGCAATCCGGTCAAGGTTTTTAATTTTAAAATTGATAGTCCGTGCAGATCGCATGTGACGACCATGCTCTTGATAGTATCTAGCACAAAGTTCCCTAAATGGATAATTTGGCTTTTCGCCTTGTTCTATTGCCTTTTTACCAGATCGAAGTTCAAGCAATTTATTATAGGCCCACTGTTCACATTCCTTCGCTGTGTCTCGGGTAGCTGAATATCTTTGCTTGTCAAAAGTGACAATGATGCGCCAGCTGGACCCTCGCTGGATGGGTTTGGGTATTTTCATTTTATTGGTGCAGATTTGGTGCAGATTACTTTGCAT